CTATTCGAAAATTTCTTCAGTGAATTTCTCAAATCTATCTATATTGCTTTTCTGGATCTTGCCTGAGATGTGGGCATATACATCTGATGTGATCTGAATACTTCCGTGACCTAATTGTTCTTGAACGAATTTCATATCTGCCCCGGACTCAAGTAAAAGAACCGCGCAGGTATGTCGGAGAGAGTGAATGGGGAGGGATGGGAGATCACAACGTTGTAAGATGCGGGAGAAGGCATTGAACAATGATGATTTAGGCATGAAGTTTCCATCTTCCCTACATAGAACCAGATCAAGGTCATGGTGGTATCTATCCCCAAGTATCCCTTTGTTATGTTCCTGCCACTCTCTGTGAAATTTGATGTCATTTACTAGATTTGTAGTAATTTTTATTTTTCTTTCTGATTTTTCTGTCTTGGTGTCACCGAATAATTCTTCTTTGTTTTTCGCTGTAAAATCTAAAGTTTCATCAATTGTAATAAAATGATTATCCAAATCAATATCGATCCATTTTAGAGCAGCTGCTTCGCCTTTTCGCATACCAGTTTCAATTAACACTCGGAAAAATATCCAGTATACATAACCATAATGACGAGAGTTTTGCATAAACAATGGTATATCATCGGAATCAATAAAGTGTACTTCCTTCTTTTTGCGCTTAATTTTTATTTCGACACCTAGACATGGATTTTTTTCTAATTTTCCGATTATAACAGCTTTTTGTAAGGCGTTATGCATTGTGGAATGAATCAATTCAACCGTACGTCGGCTATATCCTTTCTCACTAATATGGTTTATAAAATTTTGGTACATAATTGGCTTCACGTCTCGTATAAGCATGTTTTTAAAAAATGGGATAATATGATTTTTAATGTTGTTCTGATGAAGTAATAGTGTATTCTTACGAACACTTCCTTTCTTATATTCGTTGATCCAAAAATCCAGATAATCTTGTAGCGATAAATCAGATTGTTCATAGCCAGCAGCAAGTTTTCTTTCAAATTCTCTAACTGCCAACTGAGCTTCTTTTTTTGAATCGAATCCTCTTTGTGCCTTCTCTCGAAATTTCTGTGTGAAAGGGTCCTTATACCTTAGTCGATACTCCCATCCAGTCCCATGTTTTTTATAGCTAGCCAAACAAAAACCTCCCTTAAAGAACGTATGTTCTATTTTTATATATGTGAAGCCGCCATGCAGCGGCGTAAGCGCAAGTTACGTTTATAGTTCATATAGATGGTGTAATTCCTGAGGGATACCACAACTAATTAGATAATGTTCCATGGATTCACATTGTTCCGATGGTTTGCCATAGGTAAGAAGTTTCAATGCAAAAGTATTTGCTTGACGTTCAAATTTGCCAATGTTAAAAAAGGTATGTTTATCCATCCAAAACTGACTTATACCTGGATGCATGCAGTCGTGGGCTAGTTCATGTGCACATACGACCCTCTGCCATTCCTCAGTCAAGCCGTTGTCTATCACAATGAATCTACGCCTGAGTTTTCGGTAGTATAGACCCCGCGTTCCCTCATCGAAACTAACAAACCTAACCAATATGTTCCTTGCCTGTGCAATTGCAAAAGGGTCGGTTGTTTTATATTTACGAACAAGCTTGTGAATGATATCATCCAATCCATTTCACCTACTCTTTGGAGTCTTGGTCGTTTGGTTTCTTGCTATTTCGTTTCTTGCTATTTCGTTTCTTGCCATATGTTTCTTTGTTTAATTCCTTTGCTTCCCAGAATAGACCAGACAATATGTCCAACACACGTTGACGCTTTTCACCTTCAATTGGAACCCCATCAAAGAGGACAGGTTGATCATTCTCAAGCATCTTTCTGAAATCTGCAATATCCTTATTCGTTGCCCAGTCAGGTACATCAGCATTGTCAGTGATGGTTTCTTTTTGATCGCTGTTTCCAAGTAAATAATTCGGAGTCGTTTTTAAGATGGTGGCTATTTTTTCTAGGTCTGTACTTGAAGGGATAACCCTATCGTTTTCTATATGACCAAAGTTGGATCTACCCATACCTAGATGTTCTGCTATTATTATTTGAGTTAAACCTATTTCTTTTCTACGGTTACGAATACGCTCACCTAAAGACATTCTCTAGCCTCCAAAACATTTTTTTATAAAGGGTATTTTAAATACTTGACGGTATTTAAAATACCCTTTATAATCAGGATACAAGTTATATAAAAGGGGGTGAAGAAACATTGCCAGAGAAGCTGATTGAAAAACGCGGTAATCTTAGAAACAAGCGACTTCAACAAGGGCTGACCCAATCTATGCTAGGCAATGCAGTTGGCGTTTCTACTGAACATATCAAGAGCTTAGAATACGGTCGAGTCAATCCAAGTTTTAAATTAATGCTAAAAATTTGTGAAGTTCTAAAAGGAAAACCAGACGAATTATTTTAGTTCAGTAGGTAGTCAGAATACCTATATGAAGTATACTTTTGTTAATGGGTATTGTCAATACCCATTGTTTGAGGACGGCATTTTTTTATATCCACAAGGGTATTTTAAATACCTTCGATTATGATCCGGAGGTGACGATTTGGAAAAAATGATGACTATTAACATTAATGAAACAGAGGTATTGAAGCTTGCCCGAGAGCGCATTGCCGAATTAGTAAAAGAAGTGGATTCGGAATACGTATACTGGGATTCGGAGGAATTAATGAAGAGAACCTGTATGAGTTGGAACACCATACAGAATAATTTTTTCTTTGATCCACGATTTATAAAAGCGAAGCTTGGTGGAAAGTGGTATTTTCCCGTTCAAGAAACCAGAGAGTTTCTAAGGCAATGGCTTTTTGAACATTTGAAGAAAGGAGAAATGTAATTGTTAATTAAGATAAACGAAATCAAGGTTGCAGATAGAATTCGCAAAGACTTTGGCGGCATTGAAGAGTTGGCACTAGACATTGATCAAAACGGACTTATCAATCCTATAGTAGTAACACCAGATTATCAGTTAATTGCAGGAGAGCGCCGATTGCGTGCTCATCAGTACCTGGGACGCAAAGAGGTTGTAGTCCGAGTGATGGAAATCAGCGACTTCGAACATCAGCTTCGGCTTGAAATATCCGAGAACGAGCATCGGAAAGAATTCACCTTCTCAGAGCGAGTCGAGTGGGCTAAACGATTGGAAGAAGTCGAACGGATCAAGGCGAAGGACCGGATGGCTGGAGGTAAGGAAAATGTACCTGAGCATCCCGCTGGACAAGTCCGTGATATCGTAGCTGATCAAGCAGGCTTTGGATCAGGCAGAACCTACGACAAGGCCAAGTACATCATGGAAAATGCGACACCAGAAATCATCCAGCAACTTGATGAAGGGATCATATCTACACACAAAGCGTATGTGGAGACTAAGGAAAGGCTTGAAGCTGCTGTACGAGAGGCTGAGAAACGCGCTAACCAAGCGGAGCATGAAAAGGAAGAGCTCCAGCGACGATACAAGGATGCGATTCCAGCCGATCAGGTGGACGAAGCAATAGCGGCCGCTGTTGAGCGTAGAGACGAAGAGACGGGAGTCTTGCTTGAACAAAAAGAGCAGGAAGTTACTCGGAGGATCAAAGAGCGGGACCAGTACTGGAAGGAAAAGCTCGATGATGACGTTGAAGCTGAACGCCTGAAAGTTGAAGATCTGAAATCCGGGTATCAGAGAGCTAAAGAAGAACTTGAGGCACTTAAGCTTCAGCAACCTGATGATTTCGATGAACAGTATGCAACGGCTCAATTGAAGAAACTCCGCTTCGAATCAGACTACAACTCTACCCAAGTTAGTTATCACATTAAACAGTTTCTTCAGAAGGTTGGTATCACTTCGTTTATGCTTGGCGCAGTATCCGGTGCAAGTACCAGTGATAAAAAGCGGGTGTCAGAAGGTCTTGATATGCTTCAATCCTTCATTGACCAACTTCGACCAGCAATCAATTCCAGAAAGGTGGTAGAACGAAATGACATTGATTAATCCTAACCAGACTGACTTCTTGTCGGTTGTCGAAAGACAGATGCAGTTAACTGAAGCTCAAGGTAAGGCGATTCGCGGTTTGGTGGATGGCATCAGACAGATGCAAGAGGATGTGGCCGAAAAGGTTGGAGAGGTCCAGATGATGGTTCAGGAGGTCCGGGACAGCGTAACGCTTACGGATGCGGAGTGCTACCAACTCCAGTCTCTTGTCCGCAAGAAGTCGAACTCGTTAACAAAGGACAGGTACAAAGAGTCTGACGAGAAATTCAAGGACCTGGTCGGTCGTTATCGTAGGATGGTATGGAGTAAACTGAAAGATCGGTTTGAGGTAGCGAAATACAGCCATGTACGGCGTATCGACTTTGATGATGCGGTTGAGTTCATTAAGGAATTTCGTCCGGAAGATTATATCTGAGGGAGTTGAAACCTATGAGATTAAAATTCATGACGCTTGACGATTTGGCACGTATCTGGTCACACAAACCATTGCAACATGCAATTATTCAAAAAAACATTGCCAAAAAGAAATGATGATACGTGCTCATGAGTTATTGCAAACCAGAGTACTGCGAAGACAGATTAGAGATTTATGTGATACTGCGATTGATGCATTAGCAATGGAACGCAGCATCAAACCCATCAAACAACAAATTAAGATGCTCCGTAACGATCTTGAGGAATTAGAACGCTCAATCGATAAGAATGCAGAATATGAAGGACTAATCTGGAAAGAACCATCAGGCTATAAGGTTGAAGGGACAGTGATTGGTTTGTGTAAACACTGTGATAGAGAAGTGTTCTCTGGACAAAAATTTCCTGATCCAAAAGAAGAAGGACTCTTCTGTAACTACTATTGCAGAAGAGTCTACCGCAACAACAGTATCAAATGAGTCCTTAAGTTAATCGTGCTACCAACACGATCATTTGAAAAACAATTCAACGGCAGTATACCATGCAATTCAAAATTTGAAAATAGGAGCTGGAAAATATGAATTTAAATATCCTGGTAAATGATGCTATGGAGAATATTCAAAAGGATGGGTTTGTTGAAGAAGTTATTAAAAAGCAATTGGAGACTACTATCAAAAAAGTCGTTGAAGATTACTTTGGCTCCTATGGAGATTTCCGTAAAGAGTTGGAAAACCAAGTAAAAGAACAACTGGAAATTGATATGAGCAAACTTGGGATTGGCGGATACAATCTCATGGTTTTGAATGAAGTGAAGTCCCAATTGGAAACAGCGCTTCACATTCAGGGTGTCCAAAAAATAAAAGAAAATATGGAAAAAATGCTAGTTGGCGTCAAGTCAGAATACAAGTTATCTGAGTTAGTTGAGGCTATGAAAAAGGATAAGAACGAGGATCACGATAAAGATGGCGAAAAAATAGGCTTCATTCTTGAAGAGAGCGATTACGGTTACAAACACATTTACCTTGATCCTGAAAGTGACGGTACAGAATCATGGCGCTCTAGCAGATCGAAATACAATTATAAATATCAACTTCACTTAGATAAAGAAGGTCATGTCTACAATTCCAAAATTGACAGTCATGATTTATCCAAAAACAACGAGATCATGACATCGTTTTACGACTTCGACAAATTAATGTTCCAAATTTTCGCTACAGGCGCAAAGGTTATTGTCGATGAGGATGAAGTAGATACCTATTATGGTGATGATTATTAAAAATTAAAGTAGGAGTGACTGCATTGTCTTTACAAAAACAATATTCGCTAGGCGAGTTATACAGTCTAGCTGAACAGTGCAGTCACGATTATCCGGCTACACTGGCGCGGAAGATTGGGTATTTGACGGAGGTACAAGTTTTATTGGGCCGGAGAGCTGCGGAGGCGGTGAGGGACTATAAACGTCTATACGCTGAACGCAAGCGTGTATATGCAGAAGCCTACCTTGCTGCTGGGAAAGACAAAGCTCAGCGTGCGGAACTCGCTATCATCAAGATCCGTCTTCAGGAAGCCGATGCCGAGGCAGACAAGGTTCGATGGCATAACGCAGTAGAAAGTAATGACCAAGTTATAAACTCATTAAAATACAGCCTGAAGGTTCTGCTGGCTGAGTACAACAATCCTGCCAGCGGGAATAGGTAGGGCTGATAATGCGAGGTTGAATCATGGCAGAAATAAAATGGATCAAACTCAGTACCGGAATGTTCAGTGATACAAAGATTGAACTCATTGAAGACATGCCTGAGGCTGATACGATCATTGTAATATGGCTCAAGTTACTGACAATGACCGGCAAGGCAAATATGGGAGGATACATCATGTTGACTGAAAACATCCCATATACAGAAGAAATGCTATTGTCTGCTATTAAACGTCCTTTACCTGTTATAAAAATGGCTTTATCCATCTTTGAGAGATTCGGTATGTTAGAAGTTTCTGAACACGGAGCTTACTTCCTCCCGAATTGGGAGAAGCATCAGAATATTGATGGCATGGATAAGGTCAGAGCACAAACTAATGATAGGGTTCGCAAGTTTCGAGAGAAGCAGAAGTTGCTCTATCCAGGTCAAAAAACTAATCCAGATTGTAACGTTACAGGAAACGCTACAGGTAACGTTACTGTAACGCCCGGTAACGGAACAGAACTAGAACTAGATTTAGAACAAGAAAAAGATAGTAGTTGTTGTTTATCGCCCGAGGCTGATAACGATTCCAAAGATGAGGGGATACCGTCTTCCCGGCAAGGTACCGTTCCTGCCACTCCTGAAACAGATGCTGACTCTGGACAGGATGAAATATCATCGACTGAATTGGATTATCGCAACGCGGTTGCTAGCAAGTATTTACAACGCAGAGGTAAGGGCATGGATATATCTCCAGCGGATGAGGTGAGTATTTCCGAATTGATCAGAGACAAGGTGCCACTGCAAACGGCTCTTGATGGAGTTGACAAAGCGTTTGACAACTTTAAACCCAAGCATTCTCGGGACGAGATCAGGAGCGTGAACTACTGCTCTACAGTGATTCAAGCTCTCCATGCTTCGAACACAGAAAATTCGAATCAATCGGATACACAACGTGCAGCAGAACAGGTGCCTCCTGAAAACGTTGTTCCTGAAGTGCTAGGCGAACAGTACACCGAAAACGATCTTCAAAAAATGATTGCTGAACTAAGAGCAAAACAAGGGATGTGAAGCAGTGGGCAGCTTTCAAGAAGAGCTAAAAGCGTTGATGCCAGATCGGTTTTTGGAACGCCGAGCCTCTGCCATTGAACGGATTGATAAACACCCGGAGATACAGAGGCTTAGACAAGAATATCCAGCTCGTTCAGGAGACCTAACAAGCCCTAAAAGATACAGGGATGTATCTGAACATTTGTCTCAATGTGATGCGTGCGCCACGTGCCCTGGTCTAATGGGCTGTCAGAACGTCCAGAAGGGCCACAGGAGCATGGAAGAACCTAATCCTAACAAATCGGACGAGTTGGTGTTCAGGCTAAGGAAATGCAATTTGTTAAAGGCCTACGAGAGACAACAGGGGATTGGTCAGAGAATCAAAAGCCATTTTATACCCGCTCACATTTTGGACGCGACCTTTGATGACATCGAACCTGATCCGCAACGCTTACCCGCCATTACGGCGGCGGTTAAATTCTGTAGCACATTCGTTCCAGGGCAAACGACAAAAGGGTTGTATCTTTACGGTCCTATGGGTGTAGGTAAAAGCCGGATCGCCGGAGCGATTGCTCAAGAACTAGCCAAATGTGACATAGATGTGCTCATGGTTTATGTCCCGGATTTTCTACTCGAAGTCAAGGATGCTATTGGTTCCAAGACAGAAACAGTTGAGAGCAAACTTGATTCTCTAAGGACAGCATCTGTACTAATACTCGATGATATTGGAGCTGAGACCTTAACCATTTGGACAAGGGATGAAGTGATTGGGCCAATACTCCAGCGGCGCATGGAGCGACTACCGACAATATATACTTCCAATTTGACAGTTAATGAACTGAGACATCACTTTGCTAATGTGAAAGATGCCAAAGAGATGGACAGAAAGCAGCATGAGAAGAAGGCAGAGCGGATCATTGAACGGATCGAACCTTTTTCAAAAACAATATCGGTAGGTGGAAGAAATAGACGGAGGGGATAATCGAATGTATAAAACTTGTGGTGGAGCAACAGTGAAATATCAGTTTATTGGTGCAATGATGATGCTCGGACCTTGCCCGGAGTGCAATCCCAACGCAAAGAAAAAACCTCAGGAGGGGAATCGTCCTTATGAAAATATTCGTTGATAGCGAGCTACTTGCAGAAGCCTTGGAAGATGCAAGTAAGGCCATTGCAAGCAAGAACATTATGCCAATCCTGGACTGCTTCTTGATCGAAGCTGGAGCGGATGGGATCAAGGTAACCGGAACGGATACAAGAACAACGATACAGTCTTACATTTTCAGTGAACATGTTCAAGTTGATTCGCCTGGTCAGATTGCACTCCCTAAGCTATCACTGGAAGTGATCAAGAAATTGAATGGCGATGTGAGCATTGAGAAGCAGGGAAACAACGTGATTATCATTTCTCGGAAGAAAGAAATAGATATGGGTGTCTTCGATACAGAAGAGTTTCCGAGAGTACCTGACATTGATGATAGCGAGTTGTTTGAAACTACTGGCAAAGAACTTAAACGGCTTTTCAGAAAAGCGACCTATGCTGCTGATCCAACCGGCAAGAATGCGGCAATCCTAGCTGGAGCACATGTTTACATTAATAACGGAGTATTTGGCATTGAAGCGACAGACCGGCATAGACTTGCAAAAACGGAGCAGCGCACAGAAGTAGGCAACTTGGGTGGAGCTGTCATTGAGGCTAAGGCATTGGGTGAGTTGCAAAAGATTATCTTGGATAAAGACAATCTTGAATTTGGATTTTCGAAATCCTTCACCGGAGAAGTGGTGTACGTATTTGCGAGAACAGACCGTTTCACCTTTTACTCCCGGGTATTGGAGGGGGCGTTCCCGGATGTGAGCCGGATGTCGATTGTGCCAGATGGTGTTACCGAGGTGATCGTAGATAAAGGAGAGATATTGAGTTGTCTTGACCTCGTATACACACTTGCCAAGGAAGAAAAACATAACCAGGTCGTCATCAGCATCACAGAGAATGAAGTGAGCATTCGCGGCAAAGGAAGAGAATCTGGAAAGGCGAATGAGAGTATAGTTCCAGTTTTGTTTAAAGGCGAAAATTTTGCCGTTGCACTGAATTCCAAGTACTTCATAGATGCTATCAAAGCATTAGAAGGAGATAAGGTGACACTGGTTTTCCCTGGTAAGTTGAAGCCAATTTATATCCTGGATGAAAGTGACGAGAGATCACTCCACATTGTACTTCCTTATAGGACGGAAGAAGTGTAATGAACAAATATAATGCAACCAAAGTGATTGTCACAGAAGACGGGACATTGTTCTCGGAATGGATCGTTAAAAAGCACAACCTTGTTATAACTGGAATACGATTCGATAGCATGGCTGAGGGAGAGTATTACCAACTGCTCCTCCAACAGAAGAAATACGGAGATATCAAGGATTTTGAATGCCATCCTAAATTTGTTCTTCAAGAGAAACCGAAGATCACTTATATCGCTGACTTCCTGGTAACAGGATTAGATGACAGTCAACGGGTGGTGGATATTAAAGGAATGGAGACCTCCACGTTCCGAGTCAAACTGAAACTATTCCAAGCTAAATATCCGACTTTACCAATAGATATACTCGTTAAAAAACGCGGGGAATTTAGACCGCTTGCCCAGTATAAGAAGGAAAAATCAGCGCGTAAACGAGCGGCGAATGCACTTAAAAAACGAGCTGATGAAGGGAGAAAGCAAAATGAAAATCAAACATACCGTAATCAAAAACGAGGACGTTGAAAAACATCTTAATGAACTGGAGAGAGTGCAGATGCTGCGGCTTCTCAATAAGGTCCGGGTAGGACGAGCTTCGGAAGGGAAACAGGCGGTGAACACGTATCTGATCGTAAACACTGATGAGGTCTATGCAACTGATGTTGTTCAAATTCTCAAGGATAATGGTCATTGGGGTCCGACACACGATCCCAATCAAACGGAGTTTAGGTTTGAGGGAGATACGATGGAGCTTCCCTAGAATATGATACTCTCTAAATCAAAAGTAAAAGGAGCAAGAGGTTTACTTATCCTCTTGCTCCCTCACTTCTTGCTTATGTTTTTCAAGACCTTTAGTTATAAGTGTTCTAATTGCCACATTACGGTTAGACAACTTCTCGTTGTGCCAGAACTCCTTAATTTCATCCAGCATTTCGTTAGGAAACGTCACCAGTACTTGAGTATTTTTATCCTTATCTACAGCCAAGACGTACCCCTCCTTTTACAGGGATTATAAGTTATATAACTTATATAACCTAAAGGTCGATCGAACATAGTCCAAGGAAACATTTCCTTACCTCATATTAAGAAACAATTTACTGGAATGATCTACATTGTACTGGAACTTAATAGTCAATTGGGAGGTGTGCTCTGTGACTGAAGCCGAGAAAGATGAATTCTCCGCAGCTTTATCTGAAAGGTATACGCAGGTTAAACAGTTAAGTTCTCCTAACAAAGAGTTGATAAACATTTGGGATGCGGTGATTAGTGACTTGCCTCTGGATATAAAATCAAAGTTTGAAGAAAAACAGAGTCAACTTTCGACTTTGTAAAGGAGGTTTGGATGTGAGTACTGTAGATTTGAATAATTTTGATGAACAGCCTACAGAAGTGCAACAAGCTATTGCTTTTTATGTTGGATACACAGTAAACGGAGTAAAAGCTACTGCTCAGGAAAGACAGGTTCATTACGCTGTTTTAGAGCGTGCTGGATTGTTGGAACCTATAAAATCCGTAGTGGGTATGTAGTGAATTAGGTTCAAAATATAAGCATAAGGACAGGAAAAACGTTGGAAAGGTGGATGAGGAAATGGCCCATCAAACATTCTGGAAACCGGAGAAAAAAGTAAAAGAAAAGAAAATGAGCAGCTTCGGGCGGAGAAAAAAAGACAAAAAGCCTGTACCGGAATGGAAGAAGGACATTTTATCCCATCACCAATCCAGACCAGGCTCGAAAGAGCGCGGCGATTTTCCAAAAGAAGTCATAGCTAAACTTATTGAAGAATCAAACGGAATTTGTGAATGCTGCAAAATCGCGGAAGGGACGACTACTCACCATGTCTATCCGCGAGGCAGGAAGGGACGCGGAGTTAAGACAAACGGTCTTCGGCTTTGTTGGCCCTGTCATGATCGGATTCAAACCAATGAAGAATTACTCCAATTTTGGATTTCCGCCTTCCGTGATAAATATGGAGACCGCTTCTGGTTCGACGAACAGGATTGGGATGAATATAACCGGAAGCAAGAGGTGCAGCAGAAAGCGGATCAGGAGAAACAGAACCGTCAGCAATCTTTGAACCCGGTTAAAGAACTAATTTCTTCTGCGGCAGGACGTTCATTGAAAGCAAAAGAGGTCAGGCTTATTGAAATGATGGATGATAAACAAATCGCAATTTTCGAGGCTTTAATTAACGATATTGTAAGAGTTGAAGAGAATCATCAAGTCCCGTTTGGATACGGACATTTCGATGATTAATATGCAAGTAATTCGTATAACAACGAAAAATTATAACATTATTTGGAGTTGTGTTTCTCTGGATAACAGAGGAAGGGAGACAAGACACATGAGAAAGCTGAGTTTGTTTAGCGGTATCGGCGGAATCGACTTGGCAGCTCATTGGGCAGGCATGGAGACGGTAGCATTTTGCGAACGGGAGCCGTTTCCGCAGAAGGTTCTTCAAAAAAACTTTCCCGGAGTACCCATATACGACGATGTATGCACACTTACTGCAGAGCGATTAAAGGAGGATGGAATCATTGGAGACGGTAGAACAATTGACATTATTTCCGCTGGATTCCCCTGTCAGCCATTCAGCCACGCCGGACAACGGGGGGGCACTGACGATGAGCGTTATCTCTGGCCGGAGGTTGTGCGAGTCGTTGCAGATGTCCGGCCCACTTGGTTTGTTGGCGAAAATGTTGCTGGACTCCTCAGTATGGCAGAGCCAACTGGGGGAACTACAGTGGAAAGCAGAATTGCTGCCAGAGAAGCGGACGAAGACTTTTACGAGACGATATATACACAACAAGAGATTATGCTTATCGGACGTATCTGTCAGGACCTTAAAGACATCGGTTACGAAGTCCAAGTTTATGTGTTTCCGTCTGCATCTGTCGGGTCCTCGCACAAAAGAGACCGGACGATCATTGTGGGCAACACCGAGCGCGGCGGATTCGGTTGGGAATCACGGCGGAGGTCAGAGCAAGAGCCTAAGAACAGACATTTACAATACGACGAAGGATTACTGGGCGACTCCACAAGCGCGGGATTTCAGGAGCGGAGACGATCCGACTGGACCGAGAGCGCAACGGAAACAGGAACAAGGATGGACGAGGAATCTAAACGACCAAGTGAAACTTTGGCCCACTCCCAAATCAACACTGAGGGGCGATTGTCCATCGGAGAGAGAACGCAGAACACCGGATCTGCATGCAGCAGTGAAGATGTGGCCCACGCCGCGTGCAAACGATGCGGAGAAACGCGGGGAGATCAATGCGGAGGACCCAAGGAACGGACTTCCGGGAGCAGTTCGCATGTGGCCGACTCCAGCAGCTCAAGACAGCAAAAATTCAACCCTACCAGAATCGCAGAAAGAACGGGATTCGGTACCAGGTGCATTGATGAGAGAGGGACATACAGGGCAGCTCAACCCGGAGTGGGTGGAAACACTCATGAATTTTCCAATGGGTTGGACGGACGTGGAATAAATTCGTTGGATGATTTAATCGATCTTATACATGAATACCCTCAACCGGCACTCATGGGGATGCCTCAGTACGATTGGGAGCCGTCGCGGGTAGCATCCGGCATTAAGGACAGAACGGGCCGACTCAAGGCGCTGGGCAATGCCGTTAACCCACTACAAATATACCCAATCATGGTAGCCATAAAAGCAATATACGATCGGCTATAACAGAGGAAGGGAATACCCTCCCTTCCCACCACACAAAGGAGCGGATAAACATGATTAGATCATCAGCGATCAAACCAGGTAAAACATTCATCGGCAGAAGCGGACTTATGAGACGGGTTAACCAGTTCAGAATTTGTGGCGCTAATGGATACGGTTGGGTTGGAGATGTGTTCTATACACCGGTTGATCGGAACGGCAAGGAAGGCAAGGAGAAATCATGCTACTCAGGCGATTTCGCAAAATGGGCTGTGGAAGAACTGAATCCTCAAGAACCGTTGGAAAAAGGGGATCGAGTAGTAATGCACACCTGCTATGAAGCCCGGAAAGAGAAGTACAAGGATAAGGTATGGACGGTTACTTCGAATCCATGGGACCTGTGCGGATCGGAAGTGGTGAATTTAGAAGGGTTTAACGGTGGCTTTGCTACGGAGTATCTGAAAAAGGTAGAGGTTTAAAACATATCTGGGCTAGGCCCACCAAAGGAGAGGATAACACGCATGTCCGAGTGGAAATCAGTACCTTGTGAGTTTGAAGTAATTAAGGATGTCTATTGGGACGACTGGGGGCGGTTCGTAAAAGTGTTCCGCAAGGGAGATATTTGTCAAGGTAAGTTATGGCCTGATGGCAGCGTAAGTGCTGAGAGCACGATTTATGACGGAATCAGTGACAATGTTGATTCGGACAGTATCGTAATTCGGAAATAGAGGCTTTAGGGCCTCTTTCCCAGGGAGGGATATACAGATGGACTATAACAAATTCACGGAAGATCTGAAAGCAGCGCACAAGGCATCACAAGCGGCGACAGAAGGCATGCAGGATGGTGGAACAGCGAATCTGGATAAAGTGTTTATCCGGTTGCCGAGGGCGCGGGAAACCAAGGTCCTGGAAGCAATAAAGGCAGCGGGATTGTATTGCAGGGGTAAGCGGCGTTGGATAGGTGACGGATACATGATTACGGTTAGCTCAGGGCAGGCGAGTGTCAGAGACAAGGCAGTCACGGTTTTCGCTAAAGAACTATTCATGAACGGATATGACGTCTCTGCTTATAGACAAATGGATTAGGGGAGGAAGAACAATCATGAAGGCTATAACAATTATTCAGCGGTGGGCGACACTGATCGCCATTGGAGCAAAACAATATGAAACACGCAGCTGGCCTACTAAGCATCGGGGCGAGATTGCCATCCATGCCGGGAAGAAGATCGACAAGGATGCCTGCAAGTATCCTGAGATTCGCGCAGCACTAGAACAGCATGGATACACAGTAGATAACCTGCCAACGGGTGCGGTTGTAGCGATTGCTAAACTGACCAACTGCCTTAAATCGGTGGATACATGGACAGATGGTTATGAGTTGGAAGGAAACAGATTGGTTTACTCTCCAGAATATGAATTCGGAGACTTTGAACCTGGGCGATATGCATGGGAAATGTCGGATGTAAAGATGCTTATGAAGCCTCTAGCAGCTAAAGGCCAGCAAGGATTGTGGAACTTTGCAAACTAATCTTAAGGCAAGGGGCCTGTGGGCCTCTCCCTACTAAGGAGGGTATACAAGATGCTAGAAATCGAATTCAGAGGAAAACAGATTGCTCCAGGTGAGATGCAGCACAAATTCGTATATGGTGATCTAATTCGCAGTCGAGGCAAGTTCTACATTAACCCACATTGTAACGGTATAACCGTAAACGGACACTTAGGACAATTGGTGGTTATGCATGAGATTTCTATTCAAACAATCGGACAATATGCTGGCTACCATGATGATTCAGATGATCAGGTGAAAGTATATGAAGGCGATGTAGTGCAGTTTGAGTATGAGGGCGAAGGACACACATGTGAAGTGAAACATGAGGGAAGCGGATTTATGTTTGTGGGTGATTCGCTACCAGACGGATACCTTTGGGTATCAGAGCTGATTGAGTTTGACAGATCGTATTGCTGGGCTGAAGGCGTAATGGTAGTTGGAATCATCCACGATGATGGCTTGGCTCCCAAGGAAGGAGTGGAACAATGAGCCTGTATGAGTTTGGAGCGAGAGCATGGGATATCGAAACCAAAGAGATGTCATATGACTTCTTGGACCGGAGCTGGTTAAAAGTGTGCGTCCTATCTCCGTATGTAGTGTTGATGCTTAGATCCGGGGTTAAAGACAGCAAAGGTAAGGATTACTACGATGGCGACATCGTTAAAGTGAATAAGTTAACTTTTGAGAGTAGCAGCCCGTTGCCTGAAAATCTGGTAGTGAGGTTATACGGAGGCATGTTTCAGTTATTCAGAGACAAAGAACCTTTAATGGGTTTGCATTTGGGATATATAGCAGACGGAGAAGTGATCGGAAATGTCTATGAAAATCCTGAACTGTTGGTTAAGGAAGGAGCGGATAAGCATGAATAAGAACGATATGAACGTGATATTCAATGTAACGCCTGAGAGCATCAAGCAATCAATGGAGGATAATTCACGCGATGATCGGATGTGGGTGGTGGCTCCATTTGCGAACAAAGCCAGCATTCGCGCACCAGTTAAGCAAGGTAAGTACAAGGGCTACCATCGTATTAAATGCGAGATATGGGTCCCTGAGGACGCGATAAAGGGCAAGGGTATATTGGAAGACTTCGGAGCCTTTGCGGTGCTGAGCGTGCCAAAGAATCGCGTACAGCCGCATATGGGTGGGGAAGGAGCGGATACAGAATGAGACAGTTCGGATTAAGTTATGACGATGCCATTGCAATACAATGCTGTCTGGTGATCGGTCTTGAGGCTCAGAAGATTAGATACGATGAACACTTTCATGAAATGACGTTCCCTGAAAGAATGACAGCGCAATTGGACTCTTCAAGAACCATGAAAAAGATTGCATACCTCAACAAATTCACCGGGGTCCATAGCAGACGGAGCCTGAAAAGGTTAGGGAAGTTGGTGGTGGAATGAGCAATCGTGTAGCTGGTTTGATAAATGAGTGGGAAGGCGTAGCTCCAGAGGATTTGATTGAAGCTATAAAAGAACGTGACCAGGCAATGAAAGAAATGACAGAGATCAATGCAAGTATTGCGGCTGAACGGGACGAGACAAAACGTTTGCTTGAGTGGTTTCAGAACAGGTGCTTGGAATTTATGAACGAGAAGGCAAAGTGGGAAACGCAGGAGGGAACGGCATGAGCACAGAAGAAAGAGTAGTTATCGTACCTAAGCAAGAAGACATTGATGATACTAATAAGATTATTCAGTTAAACTTTTTTTCGGATGTGGATGAAGAAGATATCCGTAAAACCAAATGGCTTCTTGGTAAATATGTGGACATGATTGACATCATTCAAAATTATGAGTACGCACTCAAGCAGATCGAGAATGGTATGTCAGCTTATGAGTTGTTGTCTGCGGAGGGAACGGTTGCGAAACGCGAATCAGGCCATGAACTGACTGCTGATGTCACTGCAAACGCTGTTATCATGAAGGATAAGCGGCATGCCAACTACGAGCTATACGTGTTCATATCCAACAATGTCCGATTTGCTATAAACAATTTAAAAGATGTCCACGAGGGTGTAGCAGCGAAATTGCTGTTTCTAGATGGTAAGAAGTATTTGAAAGCTCAAGAATACATGGAGAAAGGATATCGTAAGGATGTTCCTGGTATAGCTGCAACTACGTTTGCAGATAAGAGGCGCAGGGCTATAGCAAATATAGCTAATAGTTTGAAATTTAATCGGACATTGGATTTTGTAACAATAGATTATGGTCGTGGAAGAAATGAAGAAGGAGAAATAGGATTATTAATTCCTTCATGAATTGAATTTTCAGTAGCATTACAATACAAAAGTCTACCAATTTCCGCTAAGGTAAAAAGTAGACCTTTGTATTGTATTAAAGATATTTCGCTTGTTCTTTTGCTAACGCTTCAGCAAATTCATTTAACTTGGAATTATCTTCAAATTTTATTTTTTCGCCATCTGATAAAAAAACAGTTAAATCTGTCAGCTTTCCAGTCGCAGTAATTCTTCCTTCACCAGTTGAAATTTGATTTAGTTGGTAGCGAGTTAACTCATTACCTTCATGGTCATAAATCCAAAAGTTACCTTCGCCAATTGCATATTTTTTTCCATTATGATTATATCTTTCTCACCTCCTAACAACTTATTTTCAACATTATAAAAGGAATATCCTCCTTTGGTGTCGAACAATGTTGTTGGGGGTGAATTTTTATATGGAGCATAAAATCTACCATACAGAGTTTCATGTAGTTGAAATTGTGAATGTCAACAAGTTTGGCTTTAATGGTACAAAAACTGACACATGGATCTGGGAAATTACAATCGCTAATCACGGTACTACCTATTTAGGTAAAGCGGTAGAATCCAAAAAGAATCAGTCTATCGATTGGGTTGAACTTAAGTCTATGCAACCTTTAAACGAGATGATTGAGCTCTGCAAGAAAAAAATTACTGCTAATTCTTGATTAGAATCTTATTAAACATTACTAAAAGCGTAGTGTTTTGGGACAAATATTATGATAAATTCTATCCATATAATAACGCAAATAAAAGGTCGCTCTTAGGAGCGGCCTTTTTGTATTGGAGGGAAGAGTATGGATGGTCATTTTTACAGCAGAAATGAACCGGCTATCCCGAGGGTTTCGGACAAGCAACCAGAGAAATGTCGGGGCTGTTGTTTGGGAACCTGGACAGGGGTTGTTCAGATGTGTATTATGCCGCGCTGTTGGAAGTCGAATCATGGTCAAGAGAAGGTGACTAAATGAGAAAGGTACAGCCGATCCGTGATGAACGGGTTATAGATGGAATGAAGGAATACTTCTATATACGAAGCATGCGGAATTACTTATTTTTTTGTATGGGCATATACAGCGGACTTCGAGTATCTGACTTGCTCGAACTCAAGGCGTGGCAAACTAAAGGGACCCATATCAGTATGGTTGAGCAAAAAAATAAGCATGCGAAGACTTTTATTATCCATCCGAGTATAAGAGATGATCTGGACGAATTCACTGCTGACATGCGACCAACTGATTATCTGTTTGCTAGTCGTCAGATTAAAACGATCAGCCGTATGCGAAATAAACCGATCGATCGGACAACAGCCTATCGTTTTTTACACGAAGCAGCTCAGGAATTCAGGTTAAAGGATATCGGAGTCCATTCATTGCGGAAGACATGGGCATATAGGCTCTACATGGACAATCCTGAGAACCTAGCGTTACTAATGGATATGTTTGGACACAGCGATCCAAGGGAGACTTTGGACTATATCGGGCTGACTCAGGACATGATGGACAAGGCAATCTTGAATTTAAGGTGAATTTAGTGCAACACAATACGGTTTATATTGCACTCATTTTTCAATTAGGAAGACATTAGATGAAGAAACATGTTTTTTCATGCCTGAAATGAGTGCAACAGAATTACCTTTATGTTTCAGTCAACTTACATTATTTGGTGAATATGAGTGCAGAACAACAGCCTGCGATTCACACGGAGGCTTATTTTGATTCGTAACGTTTGACTATTACTGACCTTAAATAGGAATTCCAACTCAATTACATGAAAGTGGTGATAATTTTGTGAGCAGGAAGCAGAATCCGAATCGTAAGAAGGCGTTCAAAATTTGGAAAGATAGTGGCGCTGTAATGAAGCCGAAAGAGATTGCAGAAAAGTTGGGAATAACACCTGAATCGGTCCGGAAGTGGAAATCACTGGATCAATGGGAAGGGAAGATTGCGAACGCTAAACCTGGTGCTCCTCGTGGTAATCAGAATGCTAAAGGCAACAGAGGTGGTAAAGGAGGTCCGCTCGGCAATCAGAAAGCTGTGACACATGGATTGTTCCGTAAGTTCGAGCCGCAAGATCCTGAGTATCTAGAACTCATAGATATCGTTCAGCAAATGGAACCTATAGACATGATCTGGCATAACATCACCCAGGGATTCCGTAAAATCATTTGGGCGCAACGTATCTTCTTCATCAAAGACAAAGAGGATATGACCAAAGAGTTGAAAAAAGAGAAACCAGGTGAGTATGGAGATGAATATGAATGGGAAATTCAATTCGCTTGGGATAAATACGCTAGTTTCATTAAGGCAGAGGCCACGGTCATGCGCGAGATTAGGGGAGCCATCAAACAATTCCTTGATATTGCACCGCAGGAAGATGAACGCAGATTGAAACTGGATCAGATGCAGGCCAAAGTTGATAAAACCCGCCTTGAGATCGAGAAACTGAAGAACGGTGATGGAGATACCGAGGATGACCTCATAGAAGATTGGGTAAAGGCGGTGGAGTCTGGTGAGTAAAGAGTCTCCACAAACAAAACGCCGCTTTGCTGCATTCAAAAAACGTATTCCAGAGTACCGGAAGAACCCGGTTCTTTTTTGTGTGGAATTACTGAAATTCACTCCTGATGAGTGGCAGGCAGAAGTGTTAATGGATATAGCGGGAAGTCCACGGGTGTCGGTGCGATCTGGACAGGGTGTGGGGAAGACCGGTCTTGAGGCTGCGGTGGCATTATGGTTTCTATCATGTTTCCCGTTTCCGAAAGTTATCTGTACAGCTCCTACACGTCAGCAGCTACATGATGTACTTTGGGCAGAGATAAGTAAATGGCAAGAGAAGAGTCCTCTGCTCAAGCGAATACTCAAATGGACTAAAACGAAGATTTACATGCGAAATTATGAGGAACGATGGTTTGCTACAGCCCGGACAGCAACTAAACCTGAGAACATGCAAGGTTTCCATGAAGACTACATGCTGTTCATCGTAGACGAAGCTTCTGGGGTTGAAGATCGTATCATGGAAGCAATCCTGGGTACGCTCTCAGGTGAATACAATAAGCTGCTTATGTGTGGTAACCCAACCCGAACCAGCGGAGTATTTTATGATTCTCACAACCGAGATCGTGCTGACTACAATACACATAAAGTATCCTGTTTGAACAGTCCTCGTACAAGTAAAGAGAACATAGCTATGCTTGAACGCAAATACGGTAAAGGATCTGATGTATGGCGTGTCCGGGTTGAAGGTGAGTTCCCACGAGGGGAATCCGAAACATTTATTGCGTTGGAAGTGGCTGAATTCGCTGCCAAGGAAGTAAATCTTTCTCCAGTCGGTGACATCTTGACGATTGGCTGTGACGTTGCTCGTTTTGGTGACGATGAGACGTCCATTTACGCAGGGATAGGGCCGGTAACAGTTGGACAGCATCATCATTTCAAGAAAGATACTATGGTCACTGCCGGCTGGGTTTTGAATTTGATAAGGGACTTGTTGCCACATTACCCGGAAGTTGTCCATACGAGAATCAGGATTGATGATACCGGCGTGGGTGGTGGAGTGACGGATCGACTGAATGAGATTATTGCCGAAGAAGGGCTTCCTTATGAAGTAATTCCGATAAATAACGGATCATCCTCATTGGATGAACATTACGGAAATTTAGGCGCAGAAATGTGGGCATCCATAAAAGGACAATTGGAGCAGAACATGAGCAATTACATGAATGGTGATCTTGCTGTTTTACAATTGCCTGATGATGATGTACTTACTTCCCAATTGACCGCAAGAAAATGGTCAATGACCAGTAAGGGGAAGATACTACTTGAGAGTAAGAAGGACATGAAAAAGCGCGGATTAAAGTCGCCTGACAGGGCAGACGCATATGTAATCACTTTCGGAGAATATTTGCTGGGAACACCTCAGTCTATGATGCTTCCCGCAATAGGAGGTGTGACAATAAAAAGATAACATTAACAGCAGTGGAGTGGAGTGAGATATACGCTCAAGGATATTCGTGCAAAGAAACGATCAGTGAGAGCAGGGGCGAAACTATTTCGCCCTATTTTATTGAGTGATCAGTCATTTTCATGTAATAGTTAAATGGGTAGATGGTATAATAACTTGAAGATTACAAAATTTTCATTAGAAAGGGGAGTAGCGGTGCGTAAAATTATTTTATTTTTAATTGTTATAGTGCTTGTTTGTTCAGCTTGTACAATGTTTAATGCATTCGAAGGATACATGAGAAAAGCCAAAGATTCTATGAAGGAAGGTAAATACGAGGAAACACTGGAGTACATACAAAACGCTTTGATAGAAGAGCCTAATAGTAAAGATGCAGCAGCCTTAAAAACAATGGCGACAGAGGCACTACTGAGGGAAAATAATAAGGCAGAGACAAAGAGATTTAATGAAGTTATAGAACCAATATACGAGAGACTTGTTGCTATAACAGAAGGTATAAATGAGGATGCTTCAAACTTATCCGTTTCCGAAGCTAAATCATTACTTCCCGAGCTGGAACAAATAAAAAAAGAGTTATCAGGGATGTCTAAAGAATGGAGTCAATCGGATGTTTACTCAAACACATTTCAATATCTTAATGGTGCATCTGAAGATTTGAAGTTATGTCTCACTGCAATAATTGAGGATGTTTCGGAACCAATTGAATTAAACGGAGACCATAGTAGATCAAATATTGTCACTCAAACTTTTAAGAGCAATGATTCGAAAATAAGAGCCCGCTTGTCATTTTATGACTATACCAGCAAAATGGAAAGTTTCTATGCTGGCATACCAACTAAATGAGGTCCTTAATTATTTGGTCCAAATATGAACCTTACTTGACCTCATATTGAGACTATGTTGAACTCCATATGACCATTTTTCCGTGATACATTAGGAGACATAGAAAAAGGCGCGAATGAAGCGTACGGCTGCACAATGTGGTACATGACCAGGGGTCGCTCCTCTCCTCTCCTTTTCTATATTCAGCAAAGAGCAAAGGGAAGTTTCTGCCTATGTTCCTTCGATTGTTATACTGTTTACAACGCAGACAATGAAGCGGAATTTATTCGGATGGATGAAGCGCTTGAAATTGTAATGAATAGACTCTCAAGTTCATAACGTGAAGTTATTCAGCGCAGTTACCTGCATAATGAGGGGGAGTTCGATTATATTAGTTGCGGAGAGATGGGAATAAGTGAAAGCACATTTAGAAGAATTAAGCTTGAAGCGGTGAGTGTACTTGCAAGTGCGCTGGGCTTAGAAGTCATACAAGAGCAAGCAAAGGAAGGCGTTTGTTGATTTATATTAAAAGCAGGGTAGGACTGATGTATTAACCAGTCTACCCTGCTTTTTTTAGAGTATCGTTGTTACTTCTTTTTAGTAGGCATCTTAATCACAAAGAACAACAAAGATAAGAAGAATAGAGCCTGTGAGATAGTTACCAGTAATCTGATTCCTTCACCGGAATCTTTTATACCAAATAGAATATCGATTATGGATACCAAACCTGTAGATATGAGTATAAACAGTGCGAGTATGTACACGTTTAGTCCTCCCTAAGTTCGATTTTATAGCAGGAAGAAGACAATCGCTCTTGCAGCTGGATCACTTAACCATCCCGGAACTCCAATGGACTGTAAGGCATTAGAAAGACCATCTTCTGCAGTACCTGAGAAATCTACCATGATATCCAAAGCTTGCATCAGTACTTGATAGCTGAGGTATGTTTTCAAAGTAGTTTTTGCACCAGCTGTCAATGGTAATTTATCTACGTACACTTTAATCTGTTCATTCCAAGCACGTGACCCAACGTTTTTGAGTTTTTTGATTAATTCTTGTGCTACTTCTTTTGCCAGTTTTGTTTTCCAACCAAGCGTACCTACTTCTCCAGCAGCAGTAGTCATTCCTAGTTCAGAACCAACAGTTCTAAAAAGAGCGTTGTAATCAACTTGTCTTAATTCTAATTCAGTTCTGGCATCTTTGTTAATAGGACCAGTGGGCAATTCAATTTGTGTCCCTGTGTTGACAGGTAAAGTGCCATTAGCAACTTGAGCGCTGGCGAAAGCGGGTAGTGTAAATGATGACAGTAAGAGTGCGGAAAGTGATGCGATTCCCAGTTGCTTAATTTTTTTCATAGATTCAGACCTCTTTTCATAAAATTTGGTTGTTACAGGAATATTATAGCACTAGCAATCTACCAAACACAAATTATAGGAATATAACCTTAAATTTTACATTAAGTTTACAAAGTGTTCTCTTGAAATTGTTGACTGATTAATGACATTATTTTGAATGAATAGTGATCGTTCGCTGGACTTTAGACGTGATATATTTGTAATGTGGAAATCGAGCGAGAATGAAACGCACAGCTGCAATAGCGGCATATGACGGGGGCGTTCCTCTTTTCGCTTTTTCTATTTTCAACAAAGCAACCGACGGGCCAACCGGGAGGCATTCGAGCAAAGGGGAACTCCTGAAAGAGTTTCTGGCTATGCTCCTTCGGTTGTTTTGTTGTTTTCAAATTCAAATCAAATTGGAGGTGAATTTCATGAAACCATCGATTGGACGCACAGTACATTATCAACGCTACGGAACACCAGGCGGCGAATACAAGAGCGAACCGAGCGCAGCAATCATTACCGAAGTTGTTAATGAGGATACAAGTGTTGTTCATGTGACAGTTCTAAATCCGACAGGCTTCCACTTTAACAGAGACGTACCGTTCTCCGAGGTTCCGAAACCGGGTCATTGGAATTGGCCACCACGTGTTTAATCATTCCGTTAGCATCAACGATATGATACAAATGCGAAACAGCAAGCAATCAGCAGGAAATGACGGGTTTGTTCCAGATCATCGGGACTCACCCGTTTTCTGTTCCTTGACCCTCATTTGGTAGCTTCAGTAAAATGGTCTTGTTCTTCCTCTATAGTTACATAGTACGTATGCATTTAAAGCAAAGAGCGTAGCGTTTTTGCGGCGACCGTTTCGGGCGCATGCTCTTAGGACGTAACATCAACATCATACATATCACATTAAAGTCGTTCCTTCACTGGATCGGCTTTTTTTATTGGAGGTTTATATGATCACTAGCAGAAGACGGAAGAAGATACGCATTCGCCCCAACAAGCAGCCAGAGAAGTGCAAAGGATGCCCGTGGGGCAGATGGGATGGCGTTAAACAATTTTGTTTGCGACCAAAATGTCCCAAGGACGTATGATATCTCTTGTGCATATTAAAATACAATAAGGGAGTTAGGTCAAATTTGAAGAAAAACAGAATAATAGCTTTTTCACTACTCATTTTATCAATACCAGTATTCATTAATTACGGATTATTTAGTTGGGAAGCTCCAGGGCTCAATGGAGATTCAGGTGATTGGCTGGGTTTTCTGGCAAATTTCCTTGGTCTGATTGGAGCTGTCTTAATTGCTTTGTTTCAGATGAAAGAACAGAAAGATGGCGAATTAGTTAGAGATATCGAAAGCAATCGTTCTTACATTGATGTTCAGGACTTTACTGCACCACTAATGTTAAAAGGGGTAGTAACACACGAGAATAGTAGAATAATACAAACAGACGGCTATGATGCACTAGTGAAGAGGTTCAGATCAAATGAATATAAGGAAATAAGTGTAGGCTACTTGAAAATGGCTCACTACGGTACTGCTGAATTGATTTTTGACTGTAGTTTTTCTCTAAGTTTTTCATACTTAAAAAACGGAATAAAAGTGTCAGATACTGAGTCTGTAAGCATTGGGGTCTTTGAAAAAGGGATTGAAATTTTTATTCCGTTAGTGCCTGAAGGAATAGATAAAGGTGTAGAAATAGAACTATTCACAGTAACTATTGATTATTCCACAATTAAAGGTGAAAGGTTACAACTACATCGTGACTATGTAAGTAAGAAAGAGACCCTATATTCAATAGTCAATAATGCCAAAAATACTATATTTGAATATGATATGAAGATGATTAACTGGATTTACCCAAATAAAATAGATCACACGAAACTAGCACCGTAACAGGTGCTTTTTCTTTTGCTCTCTTGTGACATAATGTGAGCCTGTTTAAGCTTCATAACATGAGAACGTCTGTTTGCAGGGATGAGCGTTTAGGAGAGCGGAGAACAGCAACAGAGTGAGCCTACGCATGCATATGATGATCACTCAAACGTTGAAACCAACTCAACACAATTATTGTCGTATATTGGGATTTATCATATGATTGTGATGGAGGTGTTATATGGAGGTTTACGAGGGTTATTCTATTCATGTGCAAAGGATTTCAGATGGGCGATATAAAGCTTTTTCAAATTCAGGTGACGAATATGTTGATGACAATGAGAAGAAAGCAATCGCTGGTCTGAAAGGTAAAATCGACAATATTGCAAAATTTCGGGCAATGCAGGAAGAATCGAAAAGAACGAAAGAATAAGGCACCTTCGGGTGCTTTTTTGTTTCCCTATATATCAACTTGACCACCGTCAATTAATGTCTGATACTGGAAGTTGTTCTGTCAGAAATTGTTGAGGAGTGGGCGTATGAAAAAGATAGGAATCATATTTTGGCTGGCTGTTTGTACAGTGTTACTTTTTTGGTTTGGGACATGGTATCTAATACCTAGGTTGTACGAAGAGCCCACCGGCTTAGGAGCTGGGACTTTTGGGGATATGTTTGGAGCAGTTAATGCATTGTTCTCAGGTCTTGCTTTTGTGGGGTTAATCTACACAATATTAGTACAGAGAGAAGATCTGCAAGAGCAGAAAAAGGCTATAAAAATGCAAACCTATGAAATGTCATTACAAGTAAAAGCTCTAAAAATGCAAGCAGCAGCCCTTAAATTGCAAGTCGAGGAAATGAAGAGTCAGAAAGAAGAGATTGCTAGATCAGCAGATCAATTGGAATTACAGAAACAATTAATGGATTATCAACTTTCGCTTTCAACAGTCAATGATCTAACTAAACTTAAAAACAGTATAGTAAACAACCTTAGAATGAATTTTAATTATAGTGATTTTGCTGGATTTAAAGTAATCGAAAAATTGTCATCACTTATGGAAGATGAACCTAATAAACCCTTCGATACTGAATTTAAAGTATTAAGACGATATTCCTCAACCTATACACTGTTGATTGAATTTATTTCCAAAGCAAATTTTAGCGAGATACAAGTTAATGATCTCAAAAGAATTGTAATGGCTAATACCTCAGTTGAGGAAGTAAATGTACTAGAACGTATCGCAATATCAACTAGTAACCAGCAACTAAGAGCATTTATCAAGGATTTTGCAAAGTATAATATGTGAAATTACAATATGAATAAAAATAAGTCAGCTCTTTAATAGGAGATGGCTTTTTTGTTGCCATAAATAACTGGAGGTATCATGATAAACATCAGAATCGTGCCAATCGATCAGATTAATGCAGCAGCCTACAACCCCCGTGTTGACCCTTCAACCTGGTGATGTTGAATATGAGAAGCTTATCCGCAGTATAGAGGAATTCGGTTATGTGGAGCCGATTGTCTGGAATGAACTCACAGGGCATATGGTCGTCGGTCATCAGTGATACAAGAAAATACTCAATGACCAGCAAGGGTAAGATATTACTTGAAAGTAAAAAGAACATGAAGAAGCGCGGATTAAAATCACCGGACAGAGCTGACGCATATGTTCTCACCTTTGGTGAATATATGATAGGAGCACCTCAGTATATAATGCTTCCAACAATAGGCGTCGTGTCAATAAAAAGACAATATTAGAGATTTTCTAATAAGGGAGAGGTTCGACACTAAGAATCTGAAGGGTAAGCAAAGCTGGAAATTAAAATTATTAAACGTTCCGGTATACGAACGTGTGATCTCATTACGTAATTGATTGAATTACGAAGTGGAAGTATTTTTTTAGAGAAAAGTTTTCTTCCACTATGGAAGTACAGTTTTGCGGAAAGGTGTGGATATCATTTAAACAGTGGGTACCAATTTTACCTTTATAACATTAGAATGAGTGCTAAGGTGAAAAGGCTGACTAGATAATCTTAGCCAGCCTTTTCAATTATGAATGAATTTACTATTTAGGTGGTTTAAATCGTTGCATCTGCGGTGTGTAAATACATTTCAGGGTAAAATCCTTCAGGTGTAATTTTGAACTCTTTTTGAATAACATTCTGTCTAACTATATTTACAACAGTAGGTTCAATCAGATAATTATTAATGTTGTCGAAGAACTCTTTATTATTATTCCAAAGATTTGTTTCACGAATTGGTTCATTTGTGCCATCTGGGTACTCCCTTATATCTATAAGTTGTCCACTATTCATATAAGTTTGAAAAGCTAAAAAGTCCATAATTGGAACGCCCTCAATAGACATCCCTGTAAAGTGAGTGTAATTAGTAATTACAACACTATAAATTTCCTTCCCCTCTATGCCGTTTAACATACTTGAGAATTTTTCGCTATTTTCTAAGATGAAACATTTTTTCCTTTGAAGCTGTTCTGCTCCTTTTTTTAATATCTTTAAAGAATTGTGATAATCACGTGCTTCCATTGGGTATTTGATATTTTTTATTTCTCCAATGATGATTAGATCATCAAATGATATTATTAAATCAATTTCCTCATGTTTTTGCTTTGATACTGAAAATTTATTTATATTTGGTATCAGATAGCTTCCTTTCTCTTTCAAAAACAGATGGAGACTATCTTTCACATGTACCTCAAGAGCAGTACCACGAAATTTAAGAGTATATCCGGCATTCTCTAACCAAGTATCTATTAGTGGTAGATAATTAGGATAAAGTAACGCAGGTAAACATATGAAATATACGTTATTTATGTTTACTAATGGCTTCTCCCAAAGGTTTACTCTTTGTTTTAGTGAAAATTCGCTCTCTATGAGAGATAAATAAGAGATTACTTCTTCTTTGCTAAAGTTAGTCACTTTTAAAAAATATTCAATTAAGTCTTTCTTCTTTATTCGTATACTAAAGTTTTTTAATTTGCTATTATCACGATTTTTTGTTTCCTTTAAAATAGCCTTTCCCAAAGAAACTAATTCTGAATGGAGGTAGGTTAAATTATCGACAGTTAAGTTACATATATTTTTCAATGGTTTATTGGTTAAATGTGGATAGAAAGCAATTATTGATGAATATGCAGACCAATATGAATTGAGATCAGGTTTAGCTTCATTCTCTTTTTTGTATTTACATATAACGAAGCCTCTATAATTAATCTCTACACCTGACAGTGAAACGGCATTTCCTTTATTTAAAATTTCTTTTATTAGTACTGGATCGTAATTCCTATTTAACATTGCTTTATTAGCTAATACATTTCTGAAAAGTCTCAAGATGCCTACTCTTTTTAAAACAGAATAATCATCATCTATGTGCTTAAAATGTAATTTTCCATCTTTATTTTCAATTTTTCCATTTTCCCATAGCACTGTGTCATAAGCTTCTTTGACCAAATGTAGAATATTTGCCAACCTGTAGATCTTAACTGATATCTCTTGTAAATTGTAGGGATCAAAATTGTTATGCCTTTTGTTATCGTTTGAAAAATATCGTAAATAGTTAATTAGTAAATTCAAGATATCGGGTTGGACTTCATACATAGCTGAGGCATTCATGGGTAGACCAGACAATGAGTTAGAATTTTCAATCTCAAAAGATGCAATGCCTTCGATGCGTATATCAGTATTATTTTTAAAGTATTTTTCGTATTCTTCATCAATTTTACAAGTGTCAAGATTAGATATAGAAATAATGTATTTTAGGATATCTTCTACACTAATATTAGACTCATTTATAATTTCTTTCATGTAAGCATACAGATCGACAAAATAATCATTGAAAAATTTTGAATTTTCCAATATTGATAACGCATATTTATCATCTTCTAAACTTGATTCGGATTTCTCTTCGTATAATTTTGCATCTTCAAGAGATTGTTTGAAATTAAATGAATCACTAAAAGGATTAAAGTGTTTATTATTTCTTAATAAGGATCGAAGATTTTTTGAGTCAGCCCCCAAGATATATTACCTCCATTGATAAAATATAATTTGACATTATCGAGTAAAAGTATAGGGAACGCACTTGAATGAGAATATCACCTTCTTATAGATATTCAGACCTATGAGAGTAATTGTTTTTTCTTGATTTTCAAGCTAGAATGCATTAAGTATATAGGAAAACATTACCATATGTCGATATTTGGTAGAACAAATGCTTTGTTTGTAGATGAACAGAAGATGTGTCTGATACCAAGAAGACAAATGCTAGCGTTAAGATAGTTGCTCAATTAAATTAGTGAGTATTTAGGAGTTAATATTGAGTTCATCCAAGATTATTAGATTTAAAAGACATGTGGAAGTTAAAATTTGAATTTTTAGAGTCGCAAAATGGTCTTCCTGTTCCCTTACTACAGTAACCAAGTACGTATGCTTTTAAGATGTAACAGCATCATATATATCAGGATTAAAGTCATTTCTTCATGGATCGTCTTTTTTCATTGAAAGAAACGTATTGAACAGCAGCAGAAGATGGGAGAAGCAACGTATCCGTCCTAGAAAGAAGCCAGAAAATGCAAGGGGTGTATTTGGGTAGGAGGGATGCAGTGAAGCAGTTTTGTGCCAAACCTCCTGATTATTTCGTGAGAAAGGAAAAACCTTCCTAAATGTCGAATTGTGATGTTATAGGGAGGCGATAAATTTGTCCAAAGTATTTGTTCACACTCATACAGCTCATGATAGTGATTGGAAAAATGATTACCATGATTTCAGCAGAGTGCCAATTGAAGGAGAAGTGTTTGCACTCTCATCTGACTCCCCATGGTATCAAGTTGAGTTAGTAGTTCATACTCCGTTTGAAAAGGATCTAGCTGCAGAAGTTTATGCTGTGGAAGTTGATCATTCCAAAATTAAGCGTAATAAGTTGAATATAGAACCTGCTATTGAATTCAAGTGAAGCACCCGTCGTGGTGCTTTTTCTTTTAAAGGGAAAAACCCTTCTGACGTCGAAATATGATGTCGAAGGAGAGTGAATATATGAATCCAACTCAAGATAATAACCAATTGATTAACACTCTATATCATTTCAAACGAATCATGCATTTTTCTTATTCTGATGCATGTGAGGCTTACAGTACATTGGAGAAGCATGATGAAACGACGATTTATATAGTTGCTCAAGGTTACTTGTCCATGTCTCAGCAATGCCATATAGAGTTGTTAAGAATTTATCGGGAGAAGGAATTAGACCGAGGAGAAATAGAAAGTTATATTAAAGCTTATGAAAGTTATATCTTTGAGTTAAAACAAGTCATTACTGATAAAGATACAAACACATCTTGGTTAAGTAGCGCGCATGACAGTTTAGTTGAAGCATGGAAATCTACAGATGCATTCATACAAAAGTGGATCGATAATGCGTCAAAGAATCATTAGAATCATGCAGCATGCTTTTTCTTCTAAGAGTGTACATCATATCTAGCACGTTTATTTAATGTTAACAGAGATGTTATTATGTTGGATAAACACATTCTGAATGTATTCTGAGGTGAGCCTGATTAATTTGTTAGATACTATAACTCAAAACAGTTTAGTTATTGGTGTAATAGGTGCTTTAGTAGGTGGAGTGTGTTCCATATATAGTGCTTCGTATCAGACAAAAAGACAAATGAAGCTTCAAAAGTTAGTGGAACAAGCGAAACAGAAGGAATTATTAACTCGATATTGTAAGTTGTTGCGGTATGAAATAATTACTGGCATAAAGCAAACTATTCAAATATCGAGGTCTAATGAATCGTCAAAAGGACTAACTATTATAAATGCAGACAACTATAGTAAATTTGTTGAAGTATTTGAACTACTTTCTTTCGATGAGATGATTGCTCTACATGAACTATATTCGCTATTGGGAACTTTGAGATCATGGATAAATAGAATGGGAGACACTCGCGAAATTGTCCGATCAAAAGGACTTGCAGAAGGAATATGTAAACAAATATTTGAAGGGGATTTTGAACTTTTGAACAAGATGAAAGAAATTAAAACAGGTGATATACTAGAAAATCTAAAACCTACTTATCAAAGTCTGTTAGAAAAACTCAATAATGTGCAATAGTTTAGAAGCCTGTTGTAGATGTTTTTTATTATATAACACCAACTAATTTCTAATATGACTATTATAATAGTTCTGAAAAATCAGATTAATACTAAAGTGTACAAATTTCAAATCGGTATTAACAAAAGATAAAATCCGTAGTGAAAACGTACAAAACGAATGATATTATTAATCCATAGAAGTATGAAGAAATGTAGAAGGTAAGGAAACTTTTCCTGCCTTCTTTTTTTATGTCTGGAGGTGAAACATTGAAATGGTATCATAAAGCCATTTATTCATTTGCGAATTCGGTTCTTCCGACTGCTGTAAAGCGTCAGATGATGGGTTTTGGTAGGATGACCTCACCAAGATCGTCAAACGGATGGGATATATTCAATTGGCTCCCGAAAAAGTACCAGAGTGCTCATAATATTGATCTGACCAAACTCCAAAACCATACAGCCGAGGAATTGCTTGAAATTCTTGTGTCTGTTCATCCCGATATTTCGCATGCGCTCTACAACTTTCTGCGTATGGGAGACACGCCACTTACATTTACAGCAAAGAAGCAGAGTGGCAGTGACGATAAGAATGGGCAGAGATCGTTAGATGCATTCAAGAACTTACTGGATTCTCCACTTCCCTCACCTGGTTATCAGCATGGAAGGTCGTTGGACAAGCTTGATACGATTCAACGGATGATGATCATGGTGCGTGGAGCTTGTGCTGGCGAAGTGGTTCTGAACGAGTCCTGTAACGATGTGATTGATATCGTACCTGTTGACCCTGCAACAATTTGGTTTAGGAGAGAAGAAGGGACGAATCGACTTGTTCCTTGGCAATACATCAAGAATCCGCGTCCTCGTTCTGGTGAAGAATGGTTTGGACAGTACAAAAAGATTGACACGCCGACATTCATCTATGAAGAGTTCGATCCGATGATCGACGACCCATACGGACGAACGCCAATCCTTCCGGTGCTTCAAGCGGTATTCTTCCATTTGCAGGTTTTGCAGGATTTGAAGGCAGTTGTTCACAATCAAGGGTATCCTAGATTGGATATTTCTGTGGTTGAGGAAGTTCTATTGAAAAATATGCCTCCTCAGCACAAAAACAATCCTACAGGTCAACAAAAGTGGTTAACAGAACGAATGACCGAAATCATGGGGCACTTTAACTCACTTAACCCGGATGATGCAATGATTCATTGGGATAGTGTGAAAGTTGAATATCTCAAGGGCGGCAATTCAGGACCGATGATCGACATCAAGAAATTGATTGATATTATCGATACTCAGATGGCAACTGGATTGAAGACTTTGCTTACATTACTGTCCAGGCATCAAGGTTCTACTGAGACATACAGCTCCGTGGATACTCAAATATATATCAAGTCCGTAGAGTCCGCTCGAAACGTAACCAAACGTTTCTGGAAGCGGGCTTTTTCTATTGCTGCAAGAGTGAAAGGCGTTCAAACCCTGGTAGAGGCAGACTACGCTCCGATTGATCTACGTTCTGAAATGGAGAGAGAGCGTGATCTGAGAGCGAAGCTTAACAACTATGTGCTGGCGGAGAAAGAACGCTACATCACTGCCAAAGAAGCGGCGACAGAAGCACGGTGGATTATGGGGCTTGATCCTAATATACCGTCTGAATTGCTTGCCGGTCTTGAGAAGAAGTATGGGTCTGATGATAACGATCATGATTCAGCAAATTGAGAAAGAAGAGTCGTTTATTACATGAAGGAGGTGAAAAGGAGTAGATGGCAAAGCCAACAACTGAGCAATTAGCTAGAATTAATCAACTTGCGCGTGTTCCGCTCACGGAAGAAGAAGCCTATGTTTTTCCTGCAAAGCTTGTGGGGGATCAAATCATCCCACGTCGATTTTACCGCTTGACACCGAACTTCCTTCGAAAGATGGCTGTCCAAGCCAGAGAAGGTGTGTCACTGCTTTTGGATCACTCATGGGCCAACTTAGGCATCATGACAATTCCACTCGGCAGAACCTTTGACAGCCGATTGCAAATGGATGGCGATGAACTGGCATTATATGCAGACCATTACATGAAGCTGGGCCAAGAGGTCGGAGACATCAAGATAGATCAGATAGCGGAAGGTATTGATGCCGGAACGATCTTTGATACCTCAATCGGTTTCACGGTAAGTAGCCAAACGTGTTCCATCTGTGGTCAGGAATATTTCGGTGGGAATTGCCCTCACATACGCGGCAGAGAGTATGATACAAAACTCTGTACGGTTGATATTAATGACGGTGATCTTATGGAGAACTCTCTCGTCTTTGACGGAGCTTATCCGGGTGCTGGAGTAGTGGGGATGAGCAATGCCACTGAGCAACAACCAATTGTGAAATGGGAAGCTTTATCTGAAGATACGAAGTCGCTTCCTAGTGGCGGACGTGTCTTTTATTCTTTTAGCGGAAAATCCGGTCTTGATGGATTCGTAATCAAGCAAGAAAAAAACAATGTGGCCGAAACGCAGGCCGAAGGAGATGACACTTTGACAGAAGAACAAAAGGCTGCTTTGGCAGCATCACAAACTCAAACAATCGCGCTGACTGCGGCGAATAGTGTGCTCGGACAAGTCCGGGTTGCGCTGGGCGTTGAAAATGATGCGGACATTACCTCAAAGTTGGCTACACTTAGCGCTCAGGCTGCTGATGGTGCAGTCTACAAGACAAAGGTTACGGAGCAAGCTTGCGGAGCTGGTGTACGTGCGTTGGGAGAAGCGTTTAATACGGAAACTATGAAAGCTATGCTGTCCCACTTGCCAGTATCTGAGATTGAAAAAATCGGCGCGACTTACGAAGCTCAGGCTCAAGCTGCATTGGGTGGTGGTGGTCGTCATACCGAGGGTGATAACCCTGATCTTCCTGCAGGAGCTGCCAATGGAACAGCGCCAACTAACGCGCAGGCTGCTGGTCAAAAGACACCAGAACAACTCCAAACAGAGGCAAAGGAAGCGGCTAGAGCTGATGCTATAGCTGCCCTCAAAAATACCGGCAGAAGTAATCTGCTGAAGGAGGATAAGTAATATGATTGGATCTCAATACAACGGTGCTCCGGGACCTGGTCAGATTAACACACAGGAATTTGTTGAAGTTCTTGCTTCCACGGACTTGCAAGCGCGGATTCCTGGTGGCGTGTTGCTTGCAAAAGGGAACGGAGTAATTAAGAAAGGTACTGTCCTTGGAAGGGTAACAGCTACTAATAAATTCGTTCCTTATCTCTCTTCAGCATCCGATGGTTCGCAAGACGCTGTTTGCATTTTGGACAATGATCACGATACTACGCTTACCGATATGGGCGCTTCAGCGTGGATTGCTGGAATTTTCACTGAATCAAAATTGACCGGCATCGATGCAGCGGCTAAAACAGCGCTGAAGCTTTGCTACTTTGTATAAGGGGGAACAACATAAATGGCAAACGTACTCGACCCGTACTTCCTTACGGAAGTCGTTCAGAACATTCGGACAGATATTAACAGTTTTCGAGGTGCTCAAATCCTGACAAATGGTGTGGATTTCAAACCAGAACTCGGGCTGACAATTAAATATGACGTTACCTACGACGATACCGGCATGACTCCACCTACTGGACTCAATGATCCTTCACCGATCCATGCCGCTCCTGTTGTGAAACAAATGGAGTTCACTAATCAAGAATGGCGTGAAAAGGCTATTATTGATCGAGAAAAGATTGCTACCCTTCGTAAGCCGGGCACCAGCCTTGAGCAAACTTGGGGCGAAGAATACATGATTGAAAAAATGGTGAATCTCAACCAACGTCTTGAAACTCGATTCGAGTGGATGCGTTGGCAAGCACTTACAGGCAACCTTGTTGTTCCAGCAACAGCAAATAAACCTTCTCGGACAATCGACTACGGCGTTCCGGCAAATAACAAGCCTACCGCTGATGTTCTTTGGAGCAATACCACAACCGCTGATCCGTTGAAAAATTTGGATGAATGGCTTCTGAGATTCAGGGGGAGTGGTGCAAGAGGAGTTAAAGTTGTAGCTAATAAAAAAGTGGACAGTTACCTGAAGCAAAACGAAAAAATCCGCGATTTGATTAAATTCACATACGGCAAAGATATTGTAACGGATGGTTCGCTTTCAGAAATCGTCAGCCAAAACCTGAATGGGCTTCAATACGAAGTATATGATGGCGGATATATTGATGATAAAGGAACATTCTTCCCATTCATCCCTGATAACGCCGTAATTATCATTGGTCAAGGCATGACAGGTTCTATCATGGACCTAGTGACCAGCCCGAACAACTACGAAGACATCTTCACTGGTCACACTGGCAAATTCGCGCTTGCTAAACTGATTCAAGGTGACCCTGACCAATGGCAAGTAATCAACGGCGCAACAGTGTTGCCTCGTATGAAATACGTCAACTGGCATATCTTTGCTACAGTGGCGTAAGGGAGGGATGACCTATGACGATCGTAAAAGTTTTGGTTGATGCTGTTGGGGAATACAATGCGGGGGACATCGTAAAAGATGCCCCTGATGGACTTATTGAGATTGCTAAAAGGCAAGTTCGCAATGCAGCAACCGGAAAGTTGTTAGCTGAAATCATTGAGGGAGATGTGAATTCTACGGACACTCCCTCGGAACGCGAGCAAAAACTTCAAGCAGAATTGGACGAATCGAAGAAGCGCGAAGCGGATCTTTTGGCTGAGATTTCTGAACTGAAATCCGATATGCATAAGGACGATGAACTGAAAGATCTGAAATCAACTGCAAAGGACTTGAAGATCCAAGGTTACACCAAAATGAGTATCGAAGAATTGAAAGAGGCAATTTCCACCACTAGCGGTGAAGTCGATGGTCAATAAGATACTGACAACTGAAACATATCACGAAGAAGTGAGAGGGCGCCTAGGCGTTGGTGAGGATGTAATATCTGACTCCGACATAGACGCTATTTCTGTTTTACCAATCGCTGAAGCGAGGATTGTAAAGCAAGTTCCAGATTACGCTGATTTGATTGGTGATGATCAAGCCTATGTATATGCAGCAGCTATTTGTATGGTTGCTGCTATACTGGCTCCATCTATGGCTGCGAGAATCAAAAAAACAATGAAAGATTTCGATTTCTCTTTCGAAAATCAGGCAGTTAATTGGGATAGACGTGCCTCACAACTCGTTGAAGAGGCAAATGAATTCATCGGCTTGATCTCTAGTTTTCAAGAGACCATGGATGCTCCATTATTTATGTTGTCTGGTCCCACTAGGGAGAAGGAAAGGCGGCGTTTCTGATGTTTAAAGATTTCGTTCATAGACATTCTCCCTGCACTGTAAATGGGGAACAGGATAAAGTCATTCTGTCCAGAGAAACAAAGGCGACTACGGTTCTCGGTAAAGAGTACATGTACAACGGCCTTTTTGCTCCTAAGTCGTCTGTATTACCTGGGGATGTCGTACAGAATGACATGACATTCTTGGTTCAAACCCTCCGTTTCACCGCAACCAAAGACAAATACTGCTCTTTGATTAAAACCAACGTTACTGCGGAAGTCCAGCGGTACATGCAGGAGTTCGATGCGAATGACAATCCAAAGGGCAAACCTGAGTTTACACTCGTAGCCGGGGATATCCTTGGTTTCGCTCAACATGTCTCTGCTCAGCTGAGACAAGAAGAACCTGGTCTTCTATCTACAACTTTGCTGGTTCTTCTTTTGCAGACCAGTGTTGATGTCAGGGAACCGAATGATCCGTCATTGGTAAGTCCAGACCGCATCGTGATTGCTGGTAAGAAATATCAAGTGGATGTAGTGGATCGGATCAAGTATCCGAATCTGTTAAATATTCAGTTGTGCGAGGACAGGCGATGATTGCAGGATATGATGCTGAACGTGCAGCGAAGGACTTGGAAAATAAGCTGGCTGTTGAAATTACAGGTCTAACGAAAATCATTATGTTTACTGCAAAGACTGGTGTCAGGTATTATCCGGCTGTCAGAGAAAGCCTCGCAATGCACATGACTGTGCTGGCGAACCAGATGATATCAGGAGACATCACTGCTGATTACTGGCAAGCTTGGCTTGAGCAGTTTGGTAAAGGTTCGCTTATGGCGGGACAGAGCCAAAACCCTGGATTGATCAGTTACATGAACAGTGAGGCGTGGAACAAGCTGAGGTCAAAGGGTAGCCGGGTTGTCGTAGGCCGGGGTAGAGGTACTTACCGATCCATCGACGGTACAATTAAAAAGTCCAAAGGCGGATACGCAGGTGTAGATTTGGAGGAGTTGGCTGAACGCGGGGACCTTGATCCTTCGTTCAAAGCTACTCCTCCTACTTATTTTATGCGTATCGCTCTTGAATCCAATCGAGATCGGATATTAAACGGTATTAGTCGTGTCATTACCGAGTTTCCATATCATCGTTACTTCAGGGAGGTGAGAGATTGAGTCTTCAATTGTTGGATGCAGTTCAGCATGCGCTTAAAGGTGATGCTGAACTCATGGAGTTACTTGAGCTTGACTCATCTTCACCTTCCAAAGAGGTAGTGAAGAGATTGACAAAGGGAATGGAACCTGAAATCACGGTAAGTAACGAAACGGTTCCTCATATTTGCCAATATGTTATGCCAGGACGGTTTTCACCCAATCAGTTGGTTTTCGAGGGTAAATTCTGTCTGGACTTTTATGCAGGGACAGGTTATTCAGCGAAAGAGCTTTTTGAAAGAGCCTTTCGAGTGCTGCACGATAAACGTATTACAATGCCAGGTTGGGCGACATACCTATGCCTATTAACGTATGATGCTGATTTTGCAACTGGAATACAAGGTGTCAAAGGATATAAGGCCATTTTCGACGTGGACTATCTCCGAATGAATTGAGGTGAAAATATGTCTGAACAACAGCACGAGGAAGTAGACGTAAAACCTGAAGCTAAGGAAAAAATTCCTGAGCTTAAGAAGCTGACTCAAGAAAAGATTCGACTGGCAAAGAAACTTGGGCTAATAGACGGTCAGAAGCCTATTGAGGGATACAAAGAAACCGAAGATTACAAACGAATTGAAGAGATTGATATGCGGCTCTGGGAGCTTGTCTAATCAACTCTATACCCAAGGAGGATAAATATGAGACCACTCGTTTTTGATGGCGTAGGAACAATCGTAGCTCGTAATTTGGACGGTACAATTAAATATATTGAGGACAAGGTAACTAAGGTTAATTTACAGTTGCAGTTTGATTGGCAGGCAGTCATGGGCGGTGATAGTGGATATGCATTTCACTATACGGCGGGTGACCTTCAGGATAAGGTCAGTATCGAAGTACCGCGCTTTTCTCCAGCTATTGCTGATATGTCTCAAGGGGGAGAAACGGTAAGAAAGTCAGTCGAATATGACGAAACAGAAATTTCCTTTTTGAAGACAGGTGGCTACACATTGATTTATGGAAACAAATTAATCGCTGGAAGCGATGAAGTTTATATTGTAGATGAGGATACTGATGAACTAAAACAACTCACGCGCGTTGCCTCCACTCCCACAGATGAACAATACACAATTACTTCTGAAGGGAAAATTGAATCTACTGAAGCAAATAATACTAAGAAGATTCGAGTGATGTACAACTGGATGGCTGAGGGAACAGAGACTAGCTTTAAAGGTACTCGACGCCCGACTCCATTTAAACTTACTCATAGATTTGAGTTGATTGATGATAAGACAGGTAACTCTATACAATGTCAGGTCACTATCCACAAGGCTCTTGGTGGTGGTACGCTCGATGCCTCACAGGAACGAAAAAAACCAAACACTACAACGATGGACTTACAAGTAATGGACCCGGATATTTCTCCCAAAAATCCAAAAGGACATGCAATGAGTATCATTTTTGGAATCTAAATCAACATATACAACCCTGCTGGTAATCGGCGGGGTTCTTTTTTTGGTAAAAATCATATTTCAATTTAAAGGAGAATGAACATGAGTGAACTTGAACAAGCCGTTGAAACCCAAGAAGAGAAAACGTTGGACCAGACTTTGAACATTGGTAGTACCGTACGTTTGGCTGAAGGGCTACAGAAGACAATTAAGGTCGGAACGATCAAGTTGATTCGGGAAGTTCGGCAGCAAGCGAAGAACCTCAAGGGTATTCGCTTTAGCTATGTAATTGGACGGGATGCCATTGAAGCGACGCAAGTTGGTGAGCAGGATATCCCAGCTATTGACTGTCCAGCTATTGAGCAGGCGTATTTGAAAGCATTTGACATGATCTTTGTAGAGGGACTAACGGATGAAGAGTTTGAACAAGTGGACATGGAGGGCATCCAGGCATTGGATGATGTTTTGGACCGATTTCTATAAGGAGTCTTTTCCTCCAGATCCTGATTCCAATGACGATGATGAGTATTCTGAGGATGGTGAAGTAGATCAACCAGGAACGGACTGGATGGGTCTGTGGGCACTCTGTATCAGCAATGGAATATCTGATACAGAGTGGCCTAATATGACCATACCTAAAATCCGAGCATTGATGAATGAAAAACAACGTTCTCGTGAATTCGAAATCACTCTTCATGGCGGTTCGGTTGAAAACAAAAAGCCGAAGAAAGCAAAATACTTATCCGATCTTGGTTTCTTCCAGCCAAGGTAGGAAGGAGACAATATGGCAGAAGGTACAAATAGAGATGTCGTTGCTGCGCGGATAAAACTAGACACAGGTACAGTGCTACAATCATTTAAAAACATTGATACGGGTGCTAAAGGTAATGCTGATGCGTTCAAGGCGCTGAATGCTGAGTTATCATCCGCTGAGAAGTCATACAAGAATATATCTTCAGCAATGGATAAGATGGCCTTAACTGCGGATCAACGCCGCCAAAAGATACTCGCTGAAGTTGGAGCTCAACATAAGCAAAAACTTGCTCAAACTGCCTTGCTTGGTGCGAGGGCTCAACAGTTGGAGCAAACCAATCGCTTGATTGATGCTAAAATGCAGGCTCAGCAAGCCTTGATCAAAAGGCGTAATCAACAGATTGAGCAATCCGAACGTGAACATCAGCAAAAAATGCAAATTCTTCAAAACAGATCTGTTAAGTCGGGTCAGGAGGCTGCAAAAGCAACAGGTACAGGAACGGATGACCGAACCAGAGAGCGTGTACTGCAAGAGGAACAGAAGATACGTGTTGCTCTGACAGAACGCCAGAGAAAAGAAGAAGCTCTCCGGGAAAAAGTGTTGCAAGAGGAACAGCGGATTCGACAAGCTTTGTCTCAAACTGAACAGCAAACCAAACGGATGGGGTCCACAATGGATGCTGTCTCTAAAAGTTGGATCGGTAGATTAGGTGACATGGCTACACATGCCGTTGTGTTCCACACAATGTATAAAGCAATGCATGAAGTCACGCAGGCAATGCATGAGGGCTTAGTAGACATCGAGTCAAACATGGCCGGATACGTGCAGACGAATGAACACTATTTTGTTCATTTTGAAGACGGCACAAACAAAATGGTTATGGATACTCAAAAGCTAAACCGCGAGACAAAAGCCTTTATCCAAACTGCTCACGAACTCGGTTCCAACATTTTGGACGTCACCGAATCAGCACGTCTCTGGGGCCGTATGTACAAAGATGTTAACGTTGTTCAAGAGCTTGTGCGTCAATCTACTAAGCTGTCCACGGTGGACATGGTTGAGCTTGAGGACGCTACCAAGTCCATGGAATCTGTAATGTCTCAATATGGAGTCCATATCACCAATGCCAACGAAGCTATGGTTATTGGTAACAGGGTCCTGGATTCCTGGTCAAAAGTTGCCCATGACACTATGGCTCCGGCGCGTGACCTTGGAGCCGCTTTTCAACGTACTGGTAAAATTGCTGCGGAAACAGGTGTGTCATTTGACGTGATGAACGGATTGATCTCTGCCGGTGTTCGTAATACGGCGTTGTCCGGGGAAAACCTCGGTAACATGTGGAAAACAGTTCTAGGTACGATTCGGACGGATAAAGCGGTGGATGAGATTGAGCGTCTTGGTGTTAAAACCAAGGAGGTTGTAGACGGGGTTGAGCAGTGGCGGAAGGCAGAGGATATTCTGTTAGATCTCTCGATCCAAGTAACAGATAAAAACTACGACCTTACGCAGTCCTATGCAGATATATCCCGAGGTGTTTACCAATATGCAAAACTGGCCGCTTCCCTCAACGTAGGTGATATCTTGCTGGGTACTGCTGCTTCTGTTGGGTCTTCCGGATCTACGATGCAGTATTTGACCGTACAAATGGATACCATCCAGCGCAAGGCAGCTCAGACCAGAACGTCACTTCTTGAAATCTTTAACACTGCCGGCGAAGATGGATTGCGTCAGATGATTAAAGACGTACTAGATGGCATTGATCAGTTATTGATCGGTTTGACGAAAATACCGACAGGCGTCTACGCCGCTGCTGCTGGACTAAGTGGACTGCTGTTGGCGTATAAGGCTCTTAGCGGTCCTATTGCGTCTGTAATAGCTGCAATTCAAGTTCTGAATGCCGCAAAAGCGCAAGAGACTGTTACAACAGTTGCCAGTACAACTGCAACAGCGGCGAATTCTGCTGCGAATACAGTTAATATCGTTTCCAGTGAAGGTGTAACTATCTCCACAGTTCAGCAGACAGCCGCACGGGAAGCACAAGCTGTAGCGACCACCACGGCAACAGTGGCAACCGGTGCATTGAGCAGGGCGCAGGCTGCTGCTACGGTTACTATGGCGGCGGCAACTGCGGGACTATCTCTACTTGTCGGAGCTATCGCTATTTTTGCTATGAAAAGTGGGGAAGCCGAAAAAGCAGAACGTGATCGGATTCAGATGATGAAGGACAACGATTCGGCGAGTCAACAAATGATAAGTCAGTATCAACGTCAGATTGATTTGTTGCCGAAGATGGTCAATGCTCACAATTCTTTAAAAGCGATGATTGATGGCGGAACGCTATCCACAAGTAAACAGGAACAGGCGAAACGTCAACTGGAAGAGATATCTAAGGCTCTGGCGATGACTATAAGTAAAGAAGGATTGGCACAGCTTGAAGCTGCGGGGTTCACGGATGAGGCAACTCAAACACAAATTGCTGCGCTTAATTCACTCATTGATAAGCAAAGGGAAGCCAGAAAAGCTGTATTAGAAGATCAGAAAAACGGTTTACAGAACCAAATGAATGAAAACATCGCAGCTATTGAAAAAACGAAGGAGAAGATAGAGTCTCTTGAAAATAGTTTGATCGCTGGCGGCATGGAGTTTATGAAGAACATCTTCAGTTTCAAAAGCGTGGACGAATCATCCAACCAACTGGAGAATTTACGATTGAAAATGGACTCTTTAGAGACCAAAAATCGCGAACTTGAAGCATCATTAAGTGATGCGAATGTCCAAATGCAACAAATGACCGTAGAATCAGTCGAAGCTCAAAAGGAAATAGATGCTTTGGCGGGGATAAATGGGAAGGCATCTGATACGATTGAAGAACTGACTGAAAAACTGGTTGAGCAGACGAAGGCTCTGAGAGAGTCCGTTCAAGCAAGTATTTCATCTGTTTCTGAACTGAACCAAGTCGCTGACACACTCTCCAAAGGACAATCATTAAGTGCATCTGCTGTGGCAGACTTGATTCTAAAATACCCTGAATTGGCTTCCCAGATCCGGAAGACAACGGATGGATGGATATTCGAAGGACAAATTTTAGAAAAATTGCGACAAGTTAAAATCAAGAAAGCTATTGATGATCTGAAAGCAGAGAGGGATTCAACGCGCAGTGTGGCGCTGGAGAGTTTAAAACGAATTCAGTTTTATGGGCAAGAATTTGAATCTATCTCAACCTTTGCTGAAGCTCGCCAGAAAATCAAAGATATTGAAAAAGAAATCACCCAAGAACAGAAGAAGAATGCTTCTGAATTAAATAGCGCACAGCTTATGAATCAAGGCATAGCTAATTTTCTTCAACAAAAGGCCAATGAGCAACTTGAAGCTAAAAAACAAAAACTTAATGAGTTAAACGATGTCGTGAAAAAATATGCCGGTCAACTACAGTTGAGCAATGACCAGATCGAAGCCATGACTAAGCTTCTGGAAGATGACACTTACGGGGTAGAAGACAATAACAAGGCAAAAAAAGAAACCGTAGAGATTATGACGGACTTACAGAAAGCGATTGAAGGCTACAATAAGTCCTTGGAAAAATTGGATTCTCAGCAGAAGCGTGTTGCGAAGTCATCCAAAGAATACCTTGATATACTGGCTGAGAAGCGTAAAGCGTTGCTTGAGGAACAAAAACTCTACGAACAAGGATACAATGATCCCTCCCAACTCGTATCTTCTCAAACGGAGATTACGACAGGTGGCGGAACGTCATCAGACATTACAAGAATGCTGTCCACAGCTGTTGACCTGGCTAACTCTGGTGTGATGAGATACAAGCAAATAGGCGGTGAGTTTACAGGATCATTTGATGACTTCAAACAAAGAGCATATTCAGACTGTTCTCAGTTTGTGCAGGAGATGTTTGAAACGATCGGAGTACAGGTACCGCGTACCGCAGCTCAACAAGCTAAAGCGGGAACTGCGGTATCGAAGAAAAATCTTCAAGTTGGAGATCTTGTGTTCTTCAATACGAATGGCAAAGACAACTCACATGTTGGTATTTATATGGGTGATAGCAAGTTTATTCAAATGGGGGAATCCGGATTAAAGGTTTCGGATTTGAATAGCAGCTACTGGGCACCGAAGTACAACGGAGCAACTCGTATTCCGGGGCTTTCGACAGATGCTGCTTACCCGACATCAACTAGTCCCCAAACAACCTCTGGCGGAGTGGCGTATGCCGGTAAATACGCTTCTGAGATTAATGCTGCTGCCAATCAATTTAATGTTGACCCACATCTTGTTGCGGCTGTGATTCAACGAGAATCCTCGTTCGGAGCCAAAGGAATTACTAATGTCATGCAAGTCAATGGTATGAACAATTCAACCGTTAAACAAAGTATAGATGCAGGCACGAAGATGCTTTCTGAGCTATTGAAGAAATCCGGTGGAGATGTCTCCATGGCCCTTGGCGGATACAATATGGGATCGGGTATCATCGATTGGTTCAAAAAGTCCGGTGGTTACAATAAGGCGGACATGGTCGCCTATTCTGAGAAGTACAAGAAAGTATACAAAAGCAAAGTATACGGAGATGTAGGGTATGTAGATAAAGTCTTGGCTGATTATTCTCCACAAAAGTCCAGTACAACTACACAACCTACACAGAAGCAATTGAAGGATGCAAAAAACACTGCTGAAAGCGAACAACTGCGGATTAGCGATGAGCTGTATAACATTGATGTTTCGGAATTGGAAAGTAAACTCGGAATCAAAGATATGAAAATCTCCGACAAAGAGTTGGCTTTAAAACAATCCGAAGCGCGCCAGAAGAATATGAAGAAAGATTCACAAGAATATAAGACTGAGTACCAACTTCAATTAAAACTTAAAACAGAAATTCAGAAACTGATGCAGGAGCAGCGTCAGATGATAGATCAGTCCGGACTGAAATCAGATGAGTTGATCAATAAGAGACGAAGTCTGACCGAAAAAATCGGTGATGTACAGTCTGAGAAGTCTGACATGAAGGATCAGTACGCCAGTGATCAGTTTGATACGGCGCAGGCGAATATGGAGGCTCGTGTTGAACGGATGCGTCAACAAGGCCGTTCCGATATGGAAATGACCAAGACACAGCTTCAGTTTTATCAGGGACAACTCAAAAATACTGCCCTAACTGAGGAGCAACGTGTCGAATCAGCTAAACAAGTGTATGATCTGACAAACAAGGTTACGGATCTTAAATTTAAAAATTCGACTAGCTGGATCGATAAACAAACCGATCAGATGGAGCGTCAAGGTAAGTCTGAGGTTGAGATTTATCAAATGCAGGCCGAGGCTTACAACCGGATGCGAAACGATACCACGCTAAAAGCAGAACAACGAGACGAAGCAGAGAAAATGTATCAAGATACTTCCAAGAAACTGATTTCGTCTCGTTATGAGTTCTCAGAGAAGTGGATGACTAAAGAAGCTTTGAAAATGGAAATGTCCGGTGCTCAAAAAGTAGACATCATGAAATGGGAGCTGCAAGAGTTTCTAAAGATGCAAGCTGATAAGACTATGTCTTCTGAACAGCTGTGGGATCTAGAACAGAAAATCTATAAGCAACGTAATGATCTGGATAAGGAGTACTATTCTGCTGCTGAGAAGCGAATCAATCACTTAAAGGCCATCGGTGAAATGACTACCCAACAGGAACTTGTTGAGTACATGAAGCTTCAAGCAGCTTATTTGGTAGGAAGCGATCAACGAATGGATGCGGATGAGAAGGTCTATGATCTAAAGAAAAAACTCATGGATGAAATGACCAAAGCCGTATCCGAATCGGTAACCAAGCAGAAAAAGTTACTGGACAATGCGAGAGATGAGGAGATTAAACGTATCCAAGCAGAGAAGGATGCTTTCGCCTCCGCTCAAGAAGCCAAAATCAAAGCCATTGATGATCTGATACAAGCGATGGAGCGAAGTAATGATCAGGATGACTATGAGAGATTGCGTGCGGAGAAAGTAGCACGTTTGGAAAAACTTCAGTCCGCTGTTGGTCCTGAAGGTATTGCAGAGCGGAAACAGGTTCAGAAGGATATTGAGGATATGGATCGTGAACACGGGCGCAAGCTTGCGAAACAAGCGCTTGAGGATCAAAAAACGGCGTTGCAAGAGGAAAAAACAAATCGCGAAAAAGATTTTGACGATAAAATCCAAGATGCTAAATCGCATTATGATAATCTTTCAGCAGCCTTTGATGAATTTTCTTCAAACACCGAATTATCTGCAGAGAACCTGAAAAACATTCAGATTTTGAAGGAAAGCGAGAAGAACGAAACGATCCTAGGTATGCTTGATGCGTTTGTTTTGGAATACCAGAGTCGCCTTGATCAGATTACTGTGGCAAACGCTGCGATTGGAGTGACTGACGTTCCTGGTGGAACTTTTGCTCCTGGTACTGCATCGAAGGACCCTTCATATCAGAAAGAAATTGATCTTTATACGTACAATTCCAACAAGGATGCCTGGGACGCAGCCAAAGCTCGTGGTGATACCGAAACCATGCGGCTCCTTCAAGAACAAAATGAAGCCCTACGTAAAAAATACGGCGTTGAGAAGGACACAGGTAAACTTCAACACTTCTCCCAAGGTGGGGTTGTCAAAGGACCTCGCGGTGCGGCTGTTCCAGTTATCGCTCATGCTGGAGAGGCTATCCTTAATGACCGTCAACAGGATTCGTTGTTTAATCTCCTGAACCTACGAATGCACAGACTAGACTTCACAATGCCTGATTTCTCAGTTCCTCAAGGTTCAAACGGAGTAAATCCGGAGAGGACCAGTAATCAATTCGTAATTAAATCAGGAGATACTTATATCGCGGACGAATCGGCTGCGAAGGTCTTCTGGAGTGAACGAGATAATTTGATGCGGAGAATGCAGGCTAGAGGAGGTAAGGGATAATGATCAATGCTACTGCTGATGGAAAGTCCTTTCGAGAGATCGGACTTGGCCTGAAGAAGCATAACATCCCGGTGTTGCCACCGACCAGGGACTACAGTCTTGAAATTGCAGGACGGGATGGAGAAATCGATTTTGGGAGTACTTATGGTCCAAGAGTAATTAACCTGGAGTGTATCGTCATGGCTGATGATACCACCCTTGACTATCATAGAAGAGTCGCCCAAGTGGCGGCTCTTTTTAATGTGAAAAAAGGGGATATCGTGTTAACGTTCGATGACCTTCCCGGAAGAAGATACATCGGAAGATACGCCGGCACTATGGACATCGAAAAGATAATTTTTGATGGAGAACTGACAATCCCCATCAAAATGGGGACAAGTCCTTTTCCAGAGAGTGAAGAACGCTTGAAGGAGACAATAATCACCAATTCTCCTCAAACTATTTCTATTACATCCTCAGGAGATGAAAAATCCAGTCCGATTATTGTATTAACCAATCAAGGTACGAACGTTATACGAAAGTTCAGGATAGCTAATGAATATCAAATTGAGTAGGAGGGGTTATCTTGGCAGATATTTTACTTTCGAAATCAAACTATTGGAAGAGAGCTTCGATCAATGCGGCTCTACGAGCTGTTAACTTCACTGCTCCACCCAAAGTATATATTGCACTTTACACATCTAACCCTACAGACGCCGATACAGGACAAGAAGTGACAGGTGGAGGCTATGCCCGGCAGCAAGTTGTTTTCGGAGACCCCGTTATTTCGGACCGGAGGGCAGGAGTTCAGAATACGGCAGATGTATCTTTCCCTATTGCAACAGCAGATTTGGGACTGATTACACATGTAGGTATAAGGGACGCTGTTACAGGCGGAAATCTCTTGTATCACGGATCTGTAAAAACGCCAAGAACAGCACTGACCAATGACCTGATTCGATATCTAGCGGGTCAACTAAAGATTGACGAGGGGTAGGTTATCTTATGAGAAAGATGTATCCGGCAATCGTAAATTCTCCCAAAACGGAACTTACGGCGGCGATCACACAGGCTCAAACAGATATTTCAGTTACTGATACAAGCGTACTTTTACCAGGCGAAGGGATAGCCGTCATAGGCAACGGGGAAACAGCAGAAACGATCACTTATACATCTGTTGAAGGAAATACCCTGAAGGGTTGTTTGCGGGGGTATCAAGGCATTGCACAAGCTTGGACACCTGGTACAAGGGTTGCTCGTAATTTTGCGGCTGCGGATTGGGATGCAGCTCGTGAAAATATAATGGAACTTGCTGATAGGCTGGATACTCCTGAGCGGTCAGCTATTACACTCCAACCAGGGATCCGCATAGTTCAGGCAAACCAGAACGCAGCTTTTAGGCTGGCTGGGCTTCAAGGGCGGACAGTGCTTAACTACCAAAGCCAGATTGGTATCATTGGTGTACTTAACCCGTATGTGATCCGGTACGGGGAAAATTTGATACCTCCGTTTTACGAGTGGACGAAAACCGGACATACAAGCAACGATACCGACGCATACGGCTTGCTTGGAACATTGGTTTCTGCTGCTATTGGGAGTGACGCATTCGCTTCTTGCAATATAGATGTGATCGGTGACCAGGATTACACCTTGAGCAATCCGGTCAGTTCCACTGGCTTTATGCGTATTTCAACATACAACAGCGCCGGTACAAGAATTCAGGGGATTTTTGTTAAGCCGGGAGAATCTAAAACTATAAAAATAGCTACTACTGCTGTGCGTTTGAGCGTGGTTCTGTCGGGTGTAACTGCATACACAGATGAATTCGATTCAACTAAATGGACTTGGCAAGCAGGCACAAGTCGTATTTTCAAAAATCCAATGCTTGTCATCGGAAACATAGCCAAACCATTCAAACCACGTGAAGACGCCATGCTCGCTTTCCAAACAGAGTTACATGCTAATCCAGATACAGGAGCTAACCCAGATATCGTGTTTGATCGTGATGGGCAGTATTTCAAATTGGCGAAGTGGAAGAAATTAATATTAAACGAAGAACTGTCTTATGCAAATTATTCGACTGGAAGTACGAACGGATTTAAACGAGTACGAGTACTTTCCTACCCTGCCTATGATCCAAGCACTTGGAGTCCTGTGGGTACAAAATACAATGGAATACAATTAAGTCGAGGTAATATCGAGATAGCAGACGCCCTTTATGGTTCAACAGACGGATCATTATTAGCTATTAATATCTCAAACTCAGACAGTGGATGGGGAGACTCATACACACCGACAACCGACGAGATTAAGGCGTATTTCATGGGATGGAAGATGTATGACGTCACTGTAAGTTCTAGCGGTCAAGGTGTATATAACGGGAGTGCCGGTGCGAATAAACGCTGGGCATATCGGTCTGATGGAGTAAGCGCAACTTACGCTGGTGGAACATCTACTTTACCCACTGCCAAAGCATCAAACTGGATGCATTACCAACTCCTATACCAGCTTGCAATGCCAACTGTCGAACCGATCACGTCTGAGGGACAATTGACGTTTATTGAGGGAGATAATCAGGTTGAAGTCGGAACGGGTATCGTGTTGCGCGAACTGGCTAAACCTCAAGCAAGTCCAAATTACTATAACGTCAATGCTTCATCCTTACCAATGGGCAGATTAAGCAAAGCAGTATCGCGCTATTTGGGTGTTTATAAAGCCGGGCGTAAAGAGCCGTGGGAATTTGTAGTTGAGTCATACAATGGCGTTGGCTTTGTTCGATCACCCATTTCTCAATATGATTCGTCAGCAGCCTACAGCGTCACATACCTGATGTTGGACAAGTATCCGGCAGCGGAAATGATGGGAACGTATGCCGAGAATGAAAAGGCTCTGCAACTGGATACTGTTCGAACTCTTCAGGAGAACACGACACGTATTTCTGTCCTTGAAAATAAAAAGGCTGAGAAGGATAACCCTGCGTGGATAACGCCTACGTTGCTTAATGGGTGGACTAAATACAATGACTTCGTTCAGAATGTGCAATATTATAAAGATTCGTTGGGGAATGTTCAATTAAAGGGATTAATAAAACCCGGAGTGTATGCAGTGCCTGTTTTTCAACTACCGCAAGGATATCGACCAAAACTTCAATATAACTTCGGTACTGTGGGTTCTCATTCGTCTACTCAAGTAGCCGCACAAGTTAACGTTAATCCATCTGGAACTCTCATGATAATGTCAACCGCAAATGAGTGGGTTTCCTTGGACGGAATTTCATTTCAAGCCGAACAATAAGGAGGATTGCCATGAAAGCCATACCTAAAGTAAATATAGACGGACTCTATTTGGAGGACGAATTGGTGGACGATGCCTTTAGTGGTGTCGTCCCTTTTTATGCCGAGCCAGAGCCAATTGTCTTCGATCCTGAAGCGTCTGAACAGCCTGTGGAACCTGATGTGCCGGAAGAGGACGAGGATGAAGTAGAGAGGGAGATTGCCGGCTATATCGTAGGCGTGCCGGTTCCTGCTGGACTGTTTCGTCCTCGCTTTGACCTAGCAGCTTGGGAAGCGTACCAGGACGCAGATCCCCAGGAAAGTTTTCCTGAGCTATGGATCGAAGGTTTAAGCCAGGAAGAGATAGACGAATTGACCAAGCCACAGCCTACGGAGCCGACCGAGCTGGATCGTTTTGGCGAACAACTTGTACAGCGAGAGCTGGAAGCCCTCGAATTAAAGCAACAGAATGAGATCTTGGGCCAGCAGATTGTCATGAGGGAGTTGGAAGGCGCTGACCTAAAGGCACAAAATGAAGCGTTGGGCGGACAAATTGTTGGTCTGGAATTACGAGTATTAACTGTGGAAACACAATCGAAGGGAGACGAGGCAAATGTTTAATTCTGACTTTGAAAGACTCCAATACTACTACGAAAAGAAATGGGCTAAGGAACCTCAGCTCAAGCAGTATGTTTCCTTTGGGGTAATTACACCAGATGAATTTGAACAGATTACAGACAAGAAGTATGAAGCGTAGGCTGAAAGGAGGCGATTGCCTTGTTCGGTGGCGGATTTAACGAAATTGAGTTTAACACAGGCGGCGGAGTAAATATCATTGATATGTCGGCGCATTTATCGGGTGGCGCACAGATGTATACGAAACGCGATGGCGATGAGTATGAGTTGGAATATTCAATGGAAATGTCTCTGTCTTCTGAACTGTCAGGAGAGGCGCGAGTAGAAGCTGATTTTATACGTGAATACGTCTTGGAAGCTTTGCCAATGTCAGGGGAGGCTCGGCTTCAAGCGGACTTTGTGCGCGAGTTGCGTTTCAGTTCTCAGATGTCCGGCGAGGCGAGATTGTTTGCCGAAGCTTCTCGCTTCCATGTGGATTATATCGAATTTGAAGACGTGTTTAACCCTGGAGATCAGATCATAATTGATACTGATAAATTCAAAATAACTCGGAATGGTCAGAACGTATCACATTTGTATGACGGAGACTTCTTCTATCTGAATTTAGGAGAAAATAACCTGACCTGGACTGACCCGGAAACAGGACGGACAGTGCTGATGAGGATTACACATCGTGACAAATTCCTTTATTAATATCGAGGTGAAAAATGCCTAACCCAACTATGCAAGTTTTCGATAAGAATCTTCGACGTGTAGGAACACTAATTGATAGCCATGAGATCCAACGAAGAAGACGGATTAATAGCGATTATGAATTAACCTTTATGGTCCCAATGACCTCAGATGATTACCGTGAAAAAATAGCAATTAAAGGCCACGTTCAAGACGAGCGTGGCCAATTTTATGTTATTCAGTCCAGGAGCCGATCCCGTGAAGGTCGGAAGCTTATGGCTTCAATCTATTGCAACCACATTATGTTCAAACTGAATGATTTCAAGTTCCCCTATACTTCATACATCGATGAAGCGTATGGCGTACATCTCAACGAGCTGACAGACTTAATTACAAAAGCCACTGGCGGGAGATTCACATTCGTGGTCCACGATACGTTTGATTTGCATGACGTAAAAGATTTTGGACGGGGAACATGTCTGGAAGCTTTGAATAAGATCGTCGATCTGTATGAATGCGAGGTAGAACCCGACAATTTTGTGATTAACCTCAAGAAGAGAATAGGATCAGACCACGGATTACAGTACCGGCTTAAGAAGAATATCGTATCCAGCTCATTCAAGGACAAAGGAGAGTCTCTTGTCACTAGAATGTATGCACAGATGAAAGATGGTCGGACATTCATTGGTATGGATGCATCCTTATTGACTGACCTGGAGCGTAATTTATTGTCGAGCATACCAGGGGCAATTGTGAATGGTAAACTGGCGGTCAACTATCTCATATCACCATTTGCTCAATATTGGGCAAGCGATTCGGTTCCATTTTACGATGGAGAAATTATTGAACAAGATATCGAAGAAGCAGAGGATTTGCTGAAGGCCACACGGAAGGCTTTGCTTGAGCACGAAGTTGTCTCACTCGAAGCGACCATATCCACGGCAGACCTGTTCAAAATCGACCACACTGAGCCTAAACCTCATTTAGGTGATGATGTCATGTGTATCGACCCGGATATGGGTATGAACCGATTGAAGGCTCGTATCACTGAACTGACAGAGTATCCATACAGTTTAGACAAGCATGCTGAACCGACAATCTCCAATATCAATTTAAGAGATTACGATGATATTATCAGTGACTTGGAACGAAATAAGAACATCACCAACAACCTGTTTTCAAACGGGAAGATCCGGACGGATGTTTTTGAATCATTTGCTAAACAAGCTGTCATTGATATCAATAACAGCAAAACCGAACTGATCTATCCACCAGAAGGCGGGATACTGGCTCAAGAGAAAACGAATCCTCTGGAACAAGTCAGGCTGACTTCCAAAGGGGTCGGGATATCTACAGACGGTTGGCAGTCAATACGTGCTGCTATAACGGCACGAGGTGTTGTAGCTGAGCAAGTAATAGGCCAACTAGGTAACTTTGTCTCCATGTTGATCGGTAATGGTGAGGATATTGTCCAGATCAATACAAACGGTATAGCAGCAGGAGCATCGTCATTTAATAGTGCTCCTTTCAGACTAAACATGAAAGGTGACTTGATAGCTAATAGCTTAACTGCAAACTATGCCAATATTGAATATTCCAACTTTAAAAATGGAGCAATCGTAGGTTCCTCAATAAACGTAGGCAATGGGATGTTCACAGTTACTTCAGGTGGGATTATGTCGGCTGTAGGTGCGAACTTCTCTGGGTCTATTACGGCTTCAACAATTACAGGCACAAATATTAATGGCGGTACAATTACTGGTGCTTTAATCCGTACAGCAGCAACAGGCAGACGTGTGGAGCAGGATGCAAGTGGATTTCGAACATATGATTCTAATAATAGAAACAGGATTAGAATCAATACTGATTCAGATGATGGAATTGCAGCGATGTCTTTCTTTGGATCAGGAGGGGCATTCGCCGGGGAGATAAACACATATCAAAATAGCGGCGGTCTGACTATTTTTAGTAATGACGTTTTTATAGGATCGAATAACACTGGAAATCCCATCAGGCTTCAAGGAGTCGTTACATTTGGCGGGGCAGTTATCGGATTGGACATTTCTGATGTGAACGGATTGCAAGCGGATTTAACCTCTTTAAGGAATAGAATCTTATCACTAGAATCAGCGTTCTATTCTCACTCACATTCTGTAACTTTGCCTACACATAACCACGGTCTGTCTAATGCTTCGAATTGGGGCGGAACCTTCCCAACTTCAACCCCGTAATGGTATTATAGGAAAAAAGAACCATTATGGAGGTTTTGGTATGAAGAAAATAGCATACATTGCTGGCGGCATCGTAATCGGGATTGTTTTTTCGACAACTGCGGGGGCTTTCGCTGATTCAGTGAAAAGTATGGTTGGTAAAAAGGTGACTGGAGAATATTCAGTTATAGTCAACGGTAAAAATCTTACTGAGAAAGGCGCAGTAATAGATTCACGGGCTAATGTTCCTGCTCGCGCCCTTTCTGAGGCATTGGGAGCTGATGTAAAAGTGTCTGGGAAAACAATCACAATTATCACTAGCGAGGAAGTACCTAATGAAGGAACCGCTTCTCAATTTCCTTCAAACGAAAATAATCAGTTTAGTGGAAAGTCGAAAGCTTATCTGGAATCAATGAAAAAAGGGTATGATTCCGAAATCCTCCCACCTCTGGTAGAAGGTCTGGACAAGGTTACAAAAGAGTATGAAGCCATCAAAGCAACAGGTCAAGAAGATGTGACTGCTTTGGCAAAACAGAAAGTAGATGAATATCAGAAGCTTGTAAATGATGCAAAAGCCGAACTCGCCCTTATTGAGGCAGCTCTACAAGTCACTAGTCAGTAATCATGAATACTAAAAAAGGAAACATTGTATTCTGGTCGATAATAGTTTTAGTGGTTCTGTTTATTGTAATTGCGATTATAGACAAGTCGTTGGATAAACCGGACGATGTTAGAGCAAGTGTAACTGAGACAACGGATATCACTACCTTTGATCGGTTTTACCATCCCAGCGCCTTTGTTATAGACTCGCTCATTCGAAAGGCTGAAGGATTTGAAGGGTATGACTATTTCAATTATTTAAAGGGTCTTAGACTTCCGCTGAAAGAGAATGCTCTTGTAACAGCAAAGGAATACCCACCATTTGTATCACTTTACAGCCCGCAATCAATTATTGTACAGAACGCCTATCATGCATCACAAAAGATGAACACTTATACTGCTGAAGAAGCAAAATCAGATGTAATTGAAAATGTTCTCTCCTTCAAGACAACTGCTTATAAGGACATTTACGATACAAGCAAACAATTTCACGTTGTTTTAAGGCAAGGTGAAACTGTGCTTCAACCTGCATCAAATGGATATAAATCCAATTCAATTAAATCGAATGTGTCATATGATGATGATCTATCTCCTACAAGTAAACAATACAACAGAGAAGAAGGTTATGCAGTGTTCTCTGTCGGAGAAGAAATTGATTTTAATAAACCTGCGGAAGTACTTTTTCTGTACAATGGGAAAGACGACTACGCAGTATACGAATTAGATTTCAAAAAGTTCATCGGGAATTAATTGGGTCCGTTCTCTACGGACTCTTTTTTTGTTTGTGTGACTATAAATCCGTAGCCACTCCGTAACAAAGATAAAAGATAATAAATCTATAAAGCCCTATTCCTTAATTGGAAGGGGCTTATTTTCGTATAGAGAGGAGGAAAGGTCTTGGCAAAGATGACACATACACTCCAAGTTGAAATGGATTTGAATAAACCGGTTGAAGAATTGACCCAGGTAATCTCTGCGGTTCTTAGCTCGCATCCACTTAATCAAAAAGAGATTCTGACAGCTTTAGATTTGGAGATCGGGAATGCACTAGCAGCAATTGAGATTCAAGAACAAAAAGATAAACAAGAAGTTGTTGAATAGGTCAGGAAATTTATCCTGAACAGAGAGATGGGGGATTAATTTGACTGACACAACTATAAGTGAGGTGAACAGTGTTGTGGAAGAGACTACAAAAGTTCTTATGGGTATCCAGGTTCAATTGGCCCGGATGGAAAAGACACTCGAAGGAGTACCGGCAATGGCTGCCACGTTGGAAGCTACACGAGATCTGGCAAAGGAAGCTATGCAATCCACCAAATCGGCCCATCACAGGCTCGATAAGATTGAGAATGCTCAGACCTGGTTGTGGAGGACTATTGCTACAACCCTGATTGGTATAGCTATCGGAGCAATTGTTCTGATTTTGAAAACGGGGGGCGTATAGGATATGGATTGGAATACTGTATTTTCACTTATTGATCCTAAGCTGTTTATTGTATTGGCTGCATGCTGGGCACTTGGTATTGGAATCAAACGCATACCAAAGATTCCTGATTGGACCATTGTTTTCATTGTGACTGCATTCGCTATTGTTATTACAAGTTGGACGCTTGGCTGGTCTCCTGAATCGCTTATCCAGGGAATATTGGTTGGAGCATTTGCAGTGTTCGGTAACCAGGTGATTAAGCAAGCGAAGAAAGGAACTGAACAGTCATGATCTCAAAGGGGAATTTCTTGCTTCTGGAGCCATCCGAATTTAAAGGGTGGCTCGACAAACAGAAGATAACAAGAAGCATAGGCAAGCTCCAGGTCCATCATACGGCTGCGCCCAACTATACTACTCGTCAGGTGGTCAATGGAGTAGCCAAACAGGATGTCTGGAAATGTCTTGAGGGAATGAGGACTTTCCATTTATCTCAGGGATGGTCCGGTACAGGGCAGAACATAACTGTACTTGAGGATGGACGTATCGCCATCAGTTTAGATCGGGATCTCAATAAAACGCCTGCTGGAATCAAGGGAGCGAACACAGGCGGTTTGTGTATAGAGATTATCGGAAACTTTGATCAAGGTGGAGACATGATGGCAGCAATTCAGAAACAAGCTGTAGTCCACTTATACGCTTGTCTCGCACTAAAACTAAACATACCTATTGATACATCCCATATTGTGTATCACGCCTGGTATACGGATTCTGGAGCATGGTTAGGTAATTATGAGAAAGGTAAGTCCAGCAAGACTTGTCCGGGCACAAAATTCTTCGGTGACGGGAATACACGATCTGCTGCTGAACGAGGGTTCATTCCGTGTATCAGAGCTGAAATCAAACGAATTAAGGATGGGGAGGGAGACCCAATGACATTAGAAGAAAAGAAACAAATGGAGGAACTGAAGGCAACTGTCGAGGGACAAGCTAAATGGATAGCAGCTCAGAAGGATAAGGACAACATGCCATGTCCGAATTGGGCCAAGGAAGCCTATTATTTCTACAAACCGTATATTGCGGATGAGACAGGCAGCTACGACTTTTGGAGACAACTTGTTATCTTTTATCGTAAAGAAAACGACATTAAAGTGTAGTTATATTTTTTTGGAAGGAGTAGCAGAAGAATCAGTAGTGTCAGGAAAGCTGTAGACCCCTGCCCGCTAGAAGTCGGCAGGGGGTAGTTTAAGGGACAAATAGAAGGAGCGTTTTTGCGGTTCTCTTTGTTCCATATACCAACGAAAGTATATCTTTTAGTGTGGAACGTTCCCATAATTCAAGACTGGATCTGGCCACAAGAAGGCTGGAAGTGAAAATATATTCAAATACAAGCTTCATGTTATTGAATACAAAGTTCAGCCTATCTCTTGAAACGGTCTTAACATCCGAAAAAAATGAAAGCATATTATTTTGGCTCTCTGGAGTCAAAGAATGGGATAAACCGGATAATATACCATAGATTCTATTCATTTGGTCAGTTGTTCTTTTAAATATAACTTTGTATTTTTCTGGGTACACATCATCGATTATTAATTCCAATGTTTTTTTATTTGCCGAATAGGATCTATCATTAATTATATAAGATCCGTTTCCAGCAACACTAATTGCACTTTTCAGGAAGTTCTCCAGAGCACTTCTCAACACCAAAGCAGAACCTCTTGAATGATTATCAAGCGCAAGGGAGTAAGATTCAATTAGACAAGAATAGGCGATACTAAAGTACTGTGTATTAAAAAATCTCTCTAACTCAATTCTTCTTGCAATAAGATTAAGTGCATACAAGTAAGAAAAATTAACTTCAATAATTACACCGTATTCTGTTTTAATAAATTCATTTCCTTGAGAATGCAAAATAGTCTGAAGTTGATCTTGATAGTCTTGTATCAATCTCATTTATTGTTACCTCTAATAAAATTCATCCAATCATCTAACTCTCTCTCATTAAGGTTTTTAGAATGGTTTGAAGGTATTTTTTCAGAAGAGGGAAGGACATTGTTTAATATGTCGACAGTTTTTATGACATCCCTGAACTGGAATTGTTTAAGAATAATATTGCTTACTCTTGAGGCTAGTAAAGTCCTCGATAAAAAAATGTAATCTCGGAAGGGGCTCAAACTACCTATAGGCTCAACAATAAGTATATTAATAAATATTTTGAGATCTCCGTTTTTAGGAAACAAATCTTTACGCAGTATTATTTCATGCAAAATTCCTACTAGAAACAACTTGCTTTGGTGAGAATTTAGCTTATTCGAAGAAATAACTTTAAGGTCATCTTTAATTTTTCCAAGTGTTCTTTCATCCATAACGACGGCCCTCCTTAATTAACTTTTCCTTCAATTTCAGCAACTATTCTCTCTAAGGAGTTATGTAATTGATCATACAGAGAGGAATTGCGTGCATCACTGTACATTACGAACCTAGTAGGAATTGATGGCATGTGTGGCAAATTAGTCCTGAAAAATTCGATCTCGGGGAATTTATCTTTGAGATTCGTCATCCTGCTTTCCTCAGCTCTAATATTCCTGTGGACTAGGGTGAAAATAACTCCTAATCTCGTTAATTTCTTCTCAGTCATTTTAAAGATATCATCATTGATAATTTTTTTACTTATTTGCTCTTCGAGAAGTTGTATACCGATTGATGAATAAAAATCTACTTTACTTGGTACAATGTAATAGTCTGAAGCAAATAGACTTGAATGTGTTAGTATAGACCATGTTGGGGGACAATCGATTAACACATAATCATATTCTAATAATATTTGTGTTTTATCAACGTGTGAAAAAACCGCAGCAACTTTACCCGCAGTATCTCCTGAGACTTCTTTGGCTAATCTTAAATCTCCAGGAATTAAATAAAGATTATCCTTGATTTTTTGAACTAACGATGGGTTATCAGCCGGTTTTGCCACATCGGACGATCCAAAAATCTGAAGCACTGTTAATCCGGCTGTGGAAAGTTCATCATATTCATTGGCAGACGTCATTTCTTTTCTAATATCTTCTTCTGCAACATTATTATCTTCATCGATAACATCCGAATTCATAGGAGTGATTGAAGTTAATTGAGTTTTATGTAGTAAAAGACTTTGAGTAGCGTTAAATTGTGGATCCATATCTATAACGACTACTTTATTGCCTTTGCTCGCAAGTTGATCAGCAACATTTATAGTTAACGTAGTTTTTCCAACTCCCCCTTTCATATTAATGAATGAAATAACTTTCGCTTGAGGCATTTGTCTCATCCTTTGATATTATATTTTGGATATGATTTAAGATTAGTTTAATGGTATAAAGAGTATAAAGATAGTTTTTTATTCATTATCCTGTAGAGTTATCAAATGAACCATCAAAAATAAGTGGAGTGTGTGGCTGAGTTGAAAGTTCTTATTTAAAGAAGAGTTGAGACGAAGAATAGTATAAGCAAAAGAAATAAGAGCAGGTTTGAAGATCTAGAAGTAGTATCTTTTTATAGGAGAGCTGAATAAGGATCTACCGGCCAATCATGCCGATAGATCCTTTTTATAACCTCACTAAGGTAATTGACCAGAACCTACATACTTATCCTTCTTACTATTCCACTTATAGTTTGCAACAGCAATCTCCCATCCGCCTTCTGGGTAGTGGCTTTTCCACAGTTGATTTATTTCCCCGGTTTTCGAAATGTTTATCCCAACATCCCCCATAACAGATAACTTCTTTTTAAGAGTTCCATTCTGATACTTGTAAACGAGCAGTTCAGTATTTGATGGTAAATAGTCAAGTGTAATGGCTACATGCTTTTCTTTAGCCGAGATACTTAGGATATGGAATGTGGGATCTTCATCGCTATAGTAATCCGTATCTATCAGCACGATAACTCCTTTAGAGTTAATGAAGTAAAAGTTATCTGAATCGGTTATCAATAAATGTTCTTTTTTATTGTCACCGTTCAGATCTACAGATTTACTAATGGTTACACGTTCTCTAGGGTATTTCTTTTCTAAAAGTTTTTTTGGATTTACGGTAGCTGCATCGACGTTTGACGGGGTACATATAAATCCAAACATTGCCATGGCACAAAGTAGAGCTAGTATTCTTTTCATGATGGTCTCCTTAATAATTATTTCTCTTTTGCGTCACTAGCACTAAACATTATTCCAATAGCATCAGATCCAGTTATTCTATAACGAATACCGTTTAGTTCTGTTGATTCGTTAACTGTTGTCCAATCCACGCCTTCATTAAGAATACCCAGGTCATCAAGAACATTACCAACAGATTTTGATGGTAATTCTGGATTGGTTGCAAGTATGACTAAACCGATAGTTAAAACAAGATCTGTTCCAGATGAAAGAGTACCGTTACCTTGTCCTATCATCATTACATCACGTAATGATCCGTCTGCTTTGTTTACTGAGCCGGCTATACCTATGTAATCAGTGGTCATATACTGGAATACATCTTGAGCTGGTCCAGTTTCGATGTTTAATTTCTTGCCAATTTTCAGTTTGGAGTTATTAAGCTCATCTGCGCGTTTATTGAACGATTTACGAAATTCTTCCGGAGTCATTCCCAGAGTTCCTGGTATTTCTAAGTTCTTATCCTCTTGCTTCTTTACATTCTCTTTTGCTACCTTAACTTCCTCGGACTTAGTAGCAGATTTTTCAGCAACAACAGTTTCTGGCTTGGTTTCAGCAGGAACAGATACTTCGGTTGTCGCAACTGCTTCTTTCTCAGTTTGCTCCTCATCTTTGTTGCCAAAGATACCTCCCACTATAATCACAACAATAAGCCAAAACCACCATTTTTTCTGTATAGGCTTTTTCAATCTTCATCCTCCTGATATAGTAATAATTAACAACAAAACATAGTCTATCAGACCTAGGTATAATTTTCTATAAAAATGTATGGATGCGAGTATTGCAAGCATAAACAGAATTCTTCTTGGCAGCATTGTCCCAGGTACATGTATCAGTAAAGTTAGCAGGCAGTAGATATTTTAGAGATAAGTTTGATTTAGAGTGGCACTAACTAAGAAGTGATTCGTATTATCCACAAAAGGAGGAATTAATTTGTCTGCCGAGAATGTGATTTTAAATTGAATAATGGGATGTTCTTACTAATCTCACTACTAAGTGCAATTGTTATTCAGTTATTGAGTTTTGGCTTTTTTGAGAGTAGTGTAGTTGGAAATATACCGATCTTAGGTAACATGTTGTTGGCTATTGATATTGTATATCTTATATATTATATGCAGGGAGATATTACAATTACAGTACTACAATTAATTTTACCAAGAGCCATCAGCATAGCATCCACAGCGTATACATTAAGCGAGCTATCCAGATTAAGCGTTTTTGAGTTGAGAGATTCTTTAGGTTATAAAATTTTTATATTTTGTATGGGGACGATGTTGAATTTTATTTTTTTGTGGCTTTTTTCAAGCATTATCTTAACTTTGTTCGAGACTATAATAAAAGGCATGAATAAAATGGACGAGATGTTACAAATGCTAAATGGACTTTCATTTTAACTCCTTTTCAATCTGAAAAAAATGGCAGTGTCCTCAATGTGACAGTAGGCGTAAGGACGATAAGATTATGGTCGGAATTCAGGAGCTCTATACATAAACCTTTCAGATAATAGAGTTATGAATAGTAGAGTAGGCAACAGATTAGAAATTTTTACGTAAAGAATCAGATTATAATTGAGTGAAAAACTGTTGATCTTGCTAGAAAGTCCCCCACAAGCATAAACCTTGTGGGGGACTTTTGTATGAGGGGAAAAGGAATATGTATTAATTTGTCGAAGTATTACATTATGTTTAATTTTAGGGAAGGAGAACTCTGAATGAAATATTACCCGATGAATGATCTTGTAAAGGAACAAAGTAAAAATCATCAGTTCTCATACACTGTCATAGTCAATTTAAGAACTTGTAAGAATGATGCAGAAGATTTCATAAACAGAACTGTCAGAGTTAATTCTGATACAAAGCTAGAAGAAGATGAACTTGCACAAAGAACATTCAATGTAGTATATGGTTTGATTGAGACTCATCCAGATTTTGCAGATTGCGATCTGGCTCAAATTGTTGGAATTACTTTTGCGAGTGCTTATAATCGGGAGATTAGATGATTGCTTTACAAAAATAATTAAGGTTTTACATACGAATTTGTAGATTGGAGTGAAAGTTACTGTTTAACTGGTTTAGAAAAAAGAACAACACTGTGGTTCATGATGCTTATATGGAAGAAGAGACTCAATTTGAAGTAAAGGAAGTACAGGAAGTAAAGTTTAATGAATTAGAGAATAAGATTTTTTTTAAGGAAAAAGATAGAGTACGTCCCTTTCCAGAACACTATGAAGACAGAGACAGTGGAAAAATCACTTACTTTCAAAAGGATAAGTATTTTCAATCAATACAGGGAGAATTAAACATATCGGGTATTGGGGATAAAATAGATAGGATTGAAATTGTTAGCGATCTTTATGACGCTGGAGAGTGTGCAGTATTGAGTGAAGATGCAAAATTATCAATTACGATAAGAGTTCGATCATTTAAAATGGGAATTAACAAAGGCGGGTACATTCATGAGTATGATGAAGCTAAAAATAGAGAATTCTGTGAAGTTCTTGCTCATGAATTAGTACATGCCAGAGACAGTGTAAGTGTACATTCGAAGTATGGGAATGAAGAATACAAATCAATTAGAGGACATAGAATAGCGAATTTTGCGTGGGCAATACTAGGTGAATACTCAGCTTGTAGGGTAGTATCTGAACGCTTTCGCACATTCGATACAAATTTACAAATAAAAATTTCTACAGCCGAAACGAGTATCTCTAACCAATTATTTCGAGGTGAGGGATGGTCTACTCCTATTCAATCACTATATGATTTAAACTATGTAATTGCTACTCGAGTTGCACATGCAGATGTATCTGAAGCCGAATCAAGATATTTAAAAACCACAAAGGAAAATGAGAAAGCATTTATTGCTTCAATGAGAAACCTTTTTAATACGTACTATAATTGCCAGCCTTTGAATAAAGCGCAATATGAAAAATTAGGAAATGATATGATCATAGAGTTTTTAACGAAAATTCTTAAGCTGAGTCATACTTCAGCGACAAGTTATATACCTAGATTTCTATAGTGATTCATTTTTATTATAAACAAACAAACTTATTCTTGTTGGAAAGTTCTTAGAAACAATTAGAGAAACTACAGATAAAACAAATTTAAAATAAGTACACATCAAATTTCATAGAATCTTAAATCTAGTTTATGTCTGTACGTAAGCTTTGATACATCGAAATACTGGTAGAAAAAAGAGCAGGGGGCTCAGGCCTCGCTGCTCTTTTCTTTTTAGTTGGATGTATATTCACTTACTTCAAACGTCAGTATCTTATCGAATATTACATAATCTGTACGCTTGCTAAATGGTCCTTTGTTGTTACTGTATTTGTTGATAGCGAATTTAGCTGGGCCTGTTCCGGCATCACGAGAATCGTACCAGTTGAGGAATGCAATTACATCACTCATTGGAAGATCATATTCTTTTTCCAGACCAGTTGTCATTATTACGTTCAAAATAGCACGGTTGCCGCTGGGTTCTGGATCGGTAATATTTACTTTTTGTGGTGTAGCGGCAGCCTCGTTAGAAACTAGATCCGTTCCGGTTTGAGAGACAATATAATAGTATGTTTTACCATTTATCAAATTGTTGTCTGTAAAACTAGAACCTTTTGTATTTGAAGATATAACTGTATAAGGTCCACCAATAATATCTGATCTGGAAATTGTATATGACTCATTATTTGAGTCGTTGGAGTATTTCCAATTAAGAACGACTTTTGAATCACTACCAGAGGCAATAAGATCAATAGACTCATTAGGTAGGGGAGTGGTTCTTTCCATCATTTTTAGTTCGTGTATAGTAAGATTAACTACTTGGGAGGAGGAACCGTTGTTTGCAGTTACGTTAATTCTGTAAAATTTATATGCTTTATTATTTTCAATTATATAAGTTTTAGAAGTATTTTTGATCCATGATGTCACGTTTTTTTGAGTATCTAAAATATGCCATTCTAAACCATCGTCTGATCCTTCAAATGTCCAATCCTTTGGCTGAGATCCGAACTCGGACGTACCCACAAACCCCCCATACCCGATAACATACTTAGCAACTTTCTGTGGGTTAGAAAATTCATACGATAACCATCCCGTTTTTTTAGTCGTACCCCAAGCATTATACTTACCTGGAGAGGTAGAGTATTGTTCGACTCCATCAAATGCCTTCCAATCATTAGTATCTTGCCAATATTCACTAGAAGTTACTCTGCCTGACGGAGAAGTTGGAGATGCCATTATGGGTATAAGATTCTCCGAAAATGTTTCTTCAGCATGTGATATGTTCACATTGAATTTTAAAGACATAACTCCTATCATCAAAAACATTAAAAGAAAGTATAGATATTTTTTCATGTTAATCCCCTTTTCTTAGAATAATATGTATCATAAAGCGCACGAAATGTAATGTCTAAACAAATAAACCTATATATTCAAGTAAGTGTTAGATGAAATAAAAAAAGCTCTACCGACTTTTCTGAGTCGATAAAGCTGATAATTTTCTATCCGATATCTTTTAGCAATTCTTCATTGTTATTCCGCACATTACCCACTTCCTTCGGCACCTCATAAGCTCGCATCGCAGACGCTTCATATGGCTTCAAAAGGCCAAGCAAAGACTGAACATCGTCATTATCTCTACCGAGCCACTCCGCCTCATCCTCGGTCCGCAGAATAACCGGCATACGATTGTGGATGTCTTCCATCAGACTATTCGGTTCTGTAGTGATGATGGTACACGTACTCAACTTGTTTCCGTCAGGATCTGTCCAGGTATCGTACAGACCAGCCAATGAAAATATACTGTCGTCCTTCATCAGAATTCGCATAGGTGTCTTGGCTGTCCCTTCTTTACGCCACTCGAAAAATCCCGAACATGGGACGATGCAGCGTTTGGACCCAACTAAACGTTTAAAGGCTGGCTTCTCTGCTAGCGTCTCGGCCCGGGCGTTGATCATCTTGTTCCCAATCTTGTCATCCTTGGCCCAAACGGGTACCAGGCCCCATCGGAGTGAACCCAATCTATTTCCGTCCTTGCTGCCGATGATTGTCGGAATGTACTGCATGGGTGCTGCATTGTAATTAGGTTTGTACTCAAAGCCATCAGCTATAGATGCATAGTACCTGTCCATTATGGCGTCTAAGGGATCAGTGATCGTAAATCTTCCGCACATATTAATGCCTCCTTTGAGACTCTATACTATGTAATTTTACTCAAATATCTAAGAATAGAAACGGGTAATTTGTGGAGAGACGCATCCAATATAAAATAAAAATGCAATAAATTAGATGATATTTATAGATCAGCAAGTTTATGTTTAGACATTTTTTCTAAGGTAGTGTAATTTCAAAATTGATCAAAACAATAGGAGGAAATCATTTTGAAATCTATTTATTTTAAGAAGTTATTTTTGATGTTATCCGTATCATTTGTTCTTACCATGATTTTTTCTGCGACAAGCACTTATGCTGCCACATTAAAGCAACCGCTTATGGAAGCAGAACCGGGTTGGACTCGCTATGATGACACAACACCGGCTATTAAGTATCTTGGGACTGGATGGACAGCATGGAAAGCAACAGCTAGCGCCGACAAAGGTATCCATTATAATGACACTTTTCATGGACAAATAGATAATAAGGATGTAAGTGGAACAGTGAAGTTTCAATTCACTGGTACGGGAGTAAGAATAATCGGGTATGCTAATGGTGCTTCAGGATATGCTTTTGCTAGTGATGTTCTTATAAGTGTTGATGGTGTCGAAGAACACTTCCCAATGAATTACACTGCTAAACAAGCTAGAACTCTAGTTTATGAAAAAGTAGGTTTAGAAGAAGGAGTACATACAGTAGAGCTTAAAACAATTAAGCCAGTTACAAGAGGTATGAATGTAGATGCTGTTGATATTCAAGGAGGAGAACTGCAGGATATTGATATTCCAATGAATTTGGATGCAAAACCTGGTAATAGTTCGGTGACATTGAATTGGAACTCTGTTGAAGCGGCAGATAGTTATGTAATTAGATACGGAACTGAATCAGGGAAGTATACAGAAACTGTAACAGCGACAAAAGATGAATATGGCAATTTTGTTATTCCAGGACTGACTAATGGAACCACATATTATTTTGTAGTGAGCGCAATTATTGATGGTGTCGAATCTGAATTTTCAAACGAAGCATCCGCAACTCCTCAAGGACCTGTTATTGAACCAGAGGAACCATCGGGTAATCGTGCGATTCTTGTTGTGACTATGACAACCGGTCTTGAAAAAGAATATGATTTGAGCATGCAAGAAGTTAACAGTTTTATCGATTGGTATGAAGCAAAACAAGCTGGAAGCGGGAAAGCATCTTATGCAATTGACAAACATGATAATAACAAAGGACCGTTCAAGAGCCGTAAAGACTACATCCTATTTGATCGAGTACTAACGTTTGAAGTGAGCGAATACTAAGTTATCAATAAAAAAGACTCCGCATTGAGTTGCGGAGTCTTTTTTGCATTATCTCAGACAATAAATTGATCAAACACGGGTATACGCAGCAAGCCTGACTTTGTCCAGCTGCGCATTTTGACCCTGGCTTGTATACGTGGTTCCAGGTAAACATGATTCTTGTCCTCTCCGGTCACGAGCTGCTGGCAAACTCCGTGGAAAGCTTGCTTATGTTTTGGACTCGGACCATGCTCGATGATCCCTACCGGACGCATCTTGCCTGTCGGATCTGGAACAGCAGCAAGCCAACCGAATTCGGACTTTTTGTATCCGGTAATGAACACATCGGCATAGGACCAGTTAATAACCTTCAACCAATCTTTGGACCGTCTGCTAAGGTACTGGCTGTCTTTGCGCTTGCCAACCACACCTTCCATTCCCATAGCCTCTATCTGAGTGTATAACTCCTCTCCAGCGCCTTCTATATGGGGCACAACTCCAAAGTTAGAGGAAGGAAGAGATAGACTGTGTAGGATCATCTTGCGTTCCACAAGAGGTAGCTTACGTAGATCCCGTCCCTGGTAGAAAAGAATATCAAATATAGCAAATGTGGCAGGCAGTTTATGAGTGAGCTGCGTTATCTTGCTGGCCTGCTTTGTGCTGAATCTACTCATGACTGCTTCAAAGTCGTTAAGCCCTGTCTCTGGATCAGTGCAAGCGACCTCGCCGTCCAAGATAATATCAGAGTCAAACGACAGAAGCAATTCCGGGTACTGACGGGTACAGTCGTTGTTGTGACGAGTGAATAGCCGGACTTTTTCGGCTTGTTGCGAATATATCAACCGGTGACCGTCAACTTTAGGTTCAAAAATGAATTCTGAATGTGAGAAGGGACCCGGTGCTGTTTCAAGTAACATAGGACTTATGAACATAAAAACACCTCTGATCCAATTATAGCGTTTTACTACAAAAGATAGAGGCGGTAAGTTGTGGAACTGTGATTTTAATGCTGAAATGATTTTTCAATGAGTTGTTCTAAAGTTAAATCTTTGTTATTAATCCACCACGATGCAGAAGTCTTATTTTGGAGTGGCAACAAAGTCTCTAAATTTTTATCTTTGTCGTGGGCTTGATTTAAAAATTTGATCCTGATATCTCGTGCCCACTTAATCTGAGCTACAGAACCCTTGAGGTCTGGTATGTTATAGTGGCTTTCGATTTCACTTGCTAAGTTATTTAAATAATCTTCCATCTCTTTAGAACGTACAATCTTAACCAAGATAATCACCTCGTTTTTATTTTATAAGGATTATTTGTATTGTTTAGAAGAGTTTTTCATAATGGTTAGCCTTTTTTTTATAGAATACCTTTTTCATTCTTCTTTCTCCTGATATAGTAATAATTAACAACATGAAATAGTCTATCAGACCTAGGTTTATTTTACTATCAAAAATGTATGGATGTGAAAAGGTGAATACATATCGTGTATTGCAAACAGACACAGAATTCCTAGTGGCAGCATTATCACAGACACGTGTATCAGTCTGGTTTGTCTTACCTGAGCGAGAACGTATTATGGACTATGGTGGGTTATTGGAAGCGTACAGTGATGTTTCAGTAAAAATTGCTGGTAATCGATACTTTAGAGACAAGTTTGAATTTAGAGCGGAGAGAGGTAGGTAAATGGTTAATCTTAAGAGTATTAATGATGAGGAATTAAGGAAAAGGTTTAGTGAAGTAAGAGCAGCCGGTAAGGAATACCAAGATGTAAAATACGCTATTTTCTATGAAAAGGAATAA